GTCACCGCAAGGTGACCGTGCTCAAGTACGTCGGCTAGTTCAATCAATGGGGGTGCCCGTGGCCCCCGCTTTCAATCTGGAGACAGCATGAATCGTACCGAGAAGATCACAATGGTGTTCCGCACGGACATCCCGAACCGCTTCATCAAGGCGTGGGTCTCCCATAACGCCGAGAGCAAGGCGTATCGCCTGACCGTCGTGCCCGTCGAGCGACGGAGCTACAGCGACGGCACCGAGATGGAGTTCGCCAAGATGTTCAGCGGGTACACCGTCTTCGTCGAGGACGCCCCGCGGTTCAGCCGCAAGCGCCTCGAGGCCCTCACCGCCGATCTCAAGGTCCTCGAAAGGGTCTGCGAACTCGCCTTCAGTCTCGGCGGCATCGACGTACTCTGACAATCAACTGAGACCCGGGTGCCCTTGGCCCGGGTCGCTTCTCACTCTATGGAGACAGCATGCTCTACCCTAAGAAGGGCCCGTCCGTGGCCCGCATGATCCGGCTTCTCGGTCTGTCGAAGGCCGAAGCAACCGAGCTCAAGACCCTGATGAACGAAGGGTACGTGTACGCGACCCTTAACCGCGCCGAGAAACTTCTCGGTGCGTACGGTCGCGAGTACCTCACCCCGTACGAAGGCGGCAACGGTGTCGCCTACATCGACCTCGGTGACACCTACGTGACGACCTTCATGTTCGACTTCGCGAAGGACAAGTTCATCGTCGGCTCATGGGGCGACCTGGTCGAGACCCAGCCCCGCCGCTTCGCCTGACAGCCTGGCCCCCGAGGAACACCACCTCGGGGGCCTTCTCCGTTGACCCCTCAGGAACCGCACTGGGAAGCCTCAGGAGCCACGAACAGGGACAGGGTGCTACCCAGGTAGCCCCTCCCCCCTGCATCGAGCTCCTGGGGCTTCTCAGTGCGTCTCTTGAACATGGTGGCGCAGCCACCCCCTTGTGGAGGAGGGAGGGTTGGTGGTGGAGGAGGGTTGGTTGCGGCGGGTTCCCCTTCGGGGCCCGCGGCCGCGCCGCAGGGGGGAGTGGCGGCCGCGCTCCCCTCCCCGGCCGCTGGCCACGCGGCCGTCTGCGGGGCTGCCACGCATCTCCCCGTCTCATGGGCTGCCCGCCACGGGTTGACACGGGGGTAGAGACGGGGCATACTGTGAGTGTCGGAAGCGGCAACGCTGAAGACGCCCCGGGGGGCTCGCTCCCCGGGGGGGCCTCCGGGCCCCGCTCTTTCAGAGCTTAGGCGCTGCGTGCCCCTTGACGGTTTCATACCGCCGGGGTACATAGTCAGCGTGACGGGGAAACCCCGTCGCGACGTCCCCGGGTTCAAGGTCGGGCGAGACGTCGCGATGCCCCTATCTTTCACAACCCCTATAGCTATGGTAGTGCCTTGCTAGGCTAGCCCGTCGTGAGACGCGCAACGCGCTAGCAGGGAGGCCCCCGATAGCCCGATAGCCTCACGCTATCGGAAAGCCCGGACATCCGCCCCTAGGGGACGGTCTGGTGCCCGTATCGGCTAGCCGCCTACAATCCTCCCCGGATATCCCGCGTTCATCGTGGGGTATCCGCGTTGAGCCCCGCAGCGGACACGTTGCGAGGTTCTACCCGGGTATCCCGGGCTGCCAGCGAAACGACAAGATTGCGGGCAGCTAACCAGACCGAAGGAGGATCGAAGCATGAAGACCAGCGAATTCCCCGGCTTTGCGGCCACGAAGTCCCGCCTGTCCCTGCTCACCTTGGACAACCCGAAGGTTGCCAAGGGCGGGAAGAAGGGCGAGGTCACGGCCGTGCTGCACCTGCTCCCGGCGCGTGAGTACGCCCGGGTCGCTGCGCTGAACGGCGACGAGGTCAAGCGAGCTAAGAACCTGTGCCCGTGGGCTGGGGCCTGCGCTGCGTCCTGTCTCAACACGGCGGGACGCGGCGGCATCCCGATGTCCACGTACAACGGGCGGCCGTTCGCCAACAACGTCCAGCACGGCCGCTACAAGCGGACCCGCCTGTACGACCATGAGCCGCAAGCCTTTCGTGCTCAGCTTGAGCGCGACATGGCAACCGTGGCGACGTGGGCGGAGAGCCTGGGTCTGACCGTCAGCTTCCGGCTGAACGGTACCAGCGACGTGCACTGGGAAGGCGTGTTCCCCGGGCTGGCCGTGCCTGCGGCAGCCGTCCGGTACGACTACACGAAGGACGCCGCACGAGGGTTCGCGAGAACCGTCAACGGGGTCCGCTACACGTACAGTCTGGACATGGGTGCGGCCCGTGAGCACCTCGCCACGCGCATCCTGCGTGCGGGCGGCAACGTGGCGGTCGTGTTCAACACGAAGAAGGGCAAGCCCGTCCCGGCGACGTGGCGCGGCTTCCCCGTGATCGACGGCGACGAGACCGACCTGCGCCACATGGACCCGCCCGGGCATGTGGTTGCGCTCCGCGCCAAGGGCAAGGCCCGCAAGGATCGCAGCGGGTTCGTCCGTGACAGTGTGTCCGGCGACCCCGTTGTGTGATCCTGTGTGACAGTCAATCAACTCCGGCCCACCAGCCCGCTGGTGGTTCGGCGTGGGGTGACTGCCCGATAGCCTCAAGCTATCAAACCCGGCTCTCCGATAGCCCCCGGCTATCGCTACTCCCCCTGCTCGGCGAAACCTGAGCAAGTACAGAGACATAGAAGAGAGTACGCTTGTATCCTACTACGGTAGTAGGTATACCTGCATCTCTCTCGTCTAGCCCTACATGTAAGTGCATCTCTACATGTATAGGCCCTCTCCACTGCGGGAGGCGCATACAAGGGTACTAGGGTACAGCCCTGCGGAATGACTGAGCTTTCCCCGTTCGGGGGGACTAGCCCATTCCGTCGTGAGTGCTCGGTATGTTTGGTTAACGTCTGCCACGGTGGTACAATCCTGTACCGCCATGTCAGAGCGAGCCCGTCGGCCCGGGTCACCCCGGCAGGTCCGCTTCCTGTGTACGTGTGACCACGGAGGAAAGCATGAAGAGCAACGAGAGCACCCCGGCGTGGGTCCAGCCCGTGGACGGTGCGACCTGCGCCGCCCTCTCCCGCGAACTGTGGGGGATGCTCAGCGCGGAGCGCGCAGAGATGTCGGTCGTGGAGTTCTGCGACTACATCACGTCTGCAACGTTGGCATTCCAGCGTGAGTACGCCGCCGCTGAGTGGGGCGAGACTCACGATTGGATGGAAGAGACGGAGCGGTTCCTCGCCCGGTATCTGCGGGAGTTCCCGATCCGTGCGCTCGAAGATGCGGGGGTGAGACACGCTGACCCGCTGCCCGTCAGTGACCCCTACGTGGAGCGTCAGCTTCGCGACTACGAGGCGCAACAGGCCGCCGTGCTGGCGGTCCGGGCAAGCGACGCGGCGATCAGCTACGCAGAGCGCGTCGACACCCTGTGCGATAGCGGCGGGCGCGAGCTTGCCGTGATGCTCCAGCGCGCAGACATCCCCTGCGTGCACTACGGTGACGGCGACCTCGTCATCCTCTGGGGTGTGAGTTCGCGGGAACTGCGGGTGCACATCACGGCCGACGGAGAGACGGCCGAGGCGGAGGTCTTCCTCGTCACCCCGGGTGCAGAGGAAGACTACGAGACAGTCGCGGAAGGGCTCACCCTCGCGGACACGGTCAAGTGTGTACGAGGGTTCATCCAGACCGCGTACGAGTAGCTTGATGGGTGCAGTGGCCTACCCTGAGTGGCCCGCATCCCTGCGCGCTGCGCCGGGACGTCGTGTCCTGCATGGATGGACACAGGGGCGAACGAAACACTGCCCCACGGAGGACAGCATGGACAACGTGAACACGGAGTGGCTTGTCCGCATCGCGGAGAGCATCATCGCAGCGCAGGCTGCGGCTGAGATCACGGGTGTGAGCATCGACGAGATCGTCGACTTCGGGATGCTCAGCATGGACTGCCGCGAGGCAGTCACCCGGGAGTCCGTCACCCGCGCCGACGAGCGTGGGCGCATCATCGCCGACCGCATCATCGCCAACGACTGAGGAGGTTCACATGAACAAGTACGTACTGACGAGCAACGGGTTCTGCTACACCCCGGGCATCGTGAAGTGGGCGTGCGCGCTTCAGAAGCGCGACATCAAGGGGGCGCGCAGCGACCTCGACGCCCGCAAGCGGTTCCTGCGTAGCGTGTTCCCGGACCTGCCGCCGACCGCGCTGAGCGCGCTGGTCGAGGGCCGCTACATCGTCGACGAGACGGCCGAGACCGTCACCGTCGAGGGCTAGACCGCCGCAGGCGCAGTACCTGGCTCACAGGTTCTGCGTCTGAGTCGACCTAGACCACACCACAGGAGGACCACATGGCAAAGAAGCATCCGCACCCGCTCGTCCGGGTGCACACGTTCGGCAACTACAGCGTCGTCCCGGACGGGCCCCTGCCCGACGGGCGGGACGTTGGGCCGAACGGCGAGGAAGGGTGGGCGCAGGACTGGTCGGTGGAAGCCGACATCCGCGAGGGCGGCAGCGTCCATCGGTTCAGCGCGTCGCTCGTCTTCGTCGTGAGCATGGGCACGTTCTCCCATCCTTGGGAGCGACCCATCCCGGAGAACATCCTGCGCCGCATCGAGGCGTTGGAAGAAGAACTCGTCGACGCACACCTGTACTAGGAGGACCACATGACTGAGATCGTCAACGCGACGTGCGAGCGCATCGTCGCAGCCCTCAACGAGGCGGGCATTCCCTCCGACTTCGACGACGGCCGTGTCTCCCTGTACGGGGCGGACGGCTGGGAGTTGCGGCTCTGGCCCCGTGAGCGGGACGAATTCCAACCCGTCGTCGTGGACTTCATCCTCGACCGCAAGCTCGACCCCGACCCCGATGAGCCCGACGGGAAGCGACTGTACTTCGATCCGCTGGAGGCGGAAGACCTGGGCGAGCTTCGCGCCGACTGCGCGGAGGACTTCATCGTGATCGTCGCGGCCACCCGGGCGATCATCAACAACCTCGGAGGTGTAGAGTGAGCCGACCCAACCCCATCGATTGGCCGCAGGCCGTACTGCAAGTCGCAGAGTCCCTCGTCTTCGGCATCATCGGAGGGGTCCTCGGCCTCTCCCTCTTCCTCGATTGGACGGTGACCCCATGAGCCGTCACGAGAAGTGCTTGGAGCGCATCCTCGCCAAGGTCGAGAGCACGCGGGTCGAGCAGGGTCTGCCCGGCCTCGACCCTCTCGTCCGGTCACTGCGGGGTGTGTACGCCGAACGACTGTTGCAGGCAGCCCGTGACCTCGACGCTGAGAGCGTCCGCCAAGCAGACGAGGACCCCGTCCTCCGTGACCTGCTGGGCCCGTACTAGTTCGCCGCAGGTGCAGCGGGGCATCCCCTCGCTGCATCTGAGTCGGTCTAGCACCGAAGGAGGCAAGCATGTTCGACACCTACATCACCTTCGACTACCGGGGCATCACCGACGCCCACGGTAACGAGATCACCAACGCGGACGAAGCCGCTGAGCGCTTCGTCTACACCCTCGCCCGAGCAGCCCGCGATGCCGACTGGGCCGAGTACATCGCGCACGCCGTCGTGCGGGAGACACCCTTCACGGCCGTCGTGCGCCTCGTCCTCACCGACGAGGTGAGCCGCGACCGTCTCGCCGAGATGCTCCAGCATCACCTCTATGACGAATGCTACCTCGAAGGCGGCTTCACGCTGGGCGTGCTGCGGGAGTTCACCGTCACGCTCCTGGTCCCGTGTGAGTTCACGGTCAAGGCGACGTCGGTCGACGAAGCCGTCGAGAAAGCACTCGCCGCCAACAAGGGCGCACGGCTGGCTTGACGCCCTGTCAACTTCAGAGTACAACAACGTGGCTGGCAGCCAGCCAGCTAGGAGGCAAGCATGACACCGCAGTGGTTCAACTTCTCGCTGGGGTTCGCCGACGACGGGTGCGACGGCGACACCGTCCGCCACGTTCTCGGCGTCCTGCGCGGGCTCACCATCAACATCCGCGCCACGGGCCTGCGCGACAACACGGAAGCCGTCCTCCCGGTCAACGGGGTGGACGAGGTCAACCTCGACGTCGTCGTCGACACGTTCGAGCAACCCGACGACCCGTACAACAACTTCCCCGTGTACCTCACGGGCTGGGTCTACACCGACCACTTCGACCTCGACCAGGGGGGTGCGCGTGTCCGCATCCCGCTCAAGGGTTCCCGCATCACCGTCTACTAGGAGGCAAGCATCATGAGCACCAACACCGACAACAACACCCCCGCTCTCCCGTCCCGTCTGCTCTGGCGTCGCACCGACGCGGAGCCCGTCGAGGGGGACCGCGAGTCCATCATGCGGCAGTACGCTGCGGCGGGCTTCGTCGGCACCCTCGTCCCCGTCGACATCGTCTCGCCCGCTGCCAGCCAGCCTGCGCTGCGCCCGGGTGTCGACGTCGACCCGGAGGCTGCCGCCCGCATCAAGGCGGCCGAAGCCTTCCTCGCCCAGCGTGGCTTCGCCGCTCCTCCCCCGTGGTTCGCTGCGGGCACGGAGATGCTCCCCGAGGGGCGCGCCAAGTTCGGCTCGCTGGCGAAGCGCCACGCCGACCTGCCCGTCTTCCGGGACGCGGCGGCTGAGGTCATCCGCACCATCCGTGCAGAGGAGCGCACCGACGCCCAGGTCGGCGACGCCCGTGCGCTGCGCCTCCTGCCCGACGGCACCCTGTCCCGTGGCAAGGGTGCCCTGACCCTCGAGCCCAACGCGCTCAAGGGCCTCGTCTCCCGGTTCCCCAAAGCCTTTCCGGGGGCGTGGCAGTTCCTGTCCCTGCTCAACCCGAAGGACCGCGCCGACGTGGTCAACGCCCAGCTGACCCGGCTGCACGAGTTCTACGAGGACGACGACCGCAACGTGCGGCTGCGCTGCCGCAAGCTGAACGGGTCGTGGCAGGCGTTCGCAGCCGTGTCCCCCAGCTACATGCCGATGGACGCCGACAAGGTGTTGAGCACGTACGTCGAGGCGTTCGACCGCCTGGGTCTGCCGGACCCTCGCGGAGCGGTTGCCTACAACGGTGAGACGACGGACGTCACCATCCGCGCCTCGTGGCATGCGCCTGTAACCTTCCGGCCCAGCGTTGGCGACGTCTTCGAGTCCGGTATCACCGGGAAGACGAACGACGCAGGACACGGGTCGCACACGGGCGGGCAATCGTTCACCCGTGTCATCTGCATCAACTGCACGACGGGCACGTTCGGAGGCGACAGTCTGCGCCGTGTCCACAAGGGCAGCCGCAACGCTGACCTCACGGCCCAGGGGCTCGAGCGCATCCGCCAGGACGTGCAGACGCTGGTCGTCGGCTCCGCTGACGCGGCTCGCTTCTTCCTGAACTCCTGGGGCGTGCTCCGTGAGACGCCCATCAGCAACGTCACGGTCGGCGGCAAGCGGTACACCGACCCGCGTGCCATGCTCCGCGCCCTCGTCGCTTCGGGTGACCTCGACGCCGACGTGGCTCGCGACGTCATGGTCGAGTCCCTGCTGCGTGGCTTCGACGTCGAGCAGGGTGACACCCTCGCCGACGTGTTCAACGCCGTGACCCGCGCTGCTCACGACGGGTTCCTCGACGAGATCCAGCGCTGGCGCGTCGAGCGTGCCGCTGGTGCGCTCCTCCCGGTCCTCGCCAGCCGTGCGGTGGACGCATGAGCCGCGCCGCCATCGCGTTCCTACTGACCGACCCGTGCGGTCACTGCGGCAGCGACGAGGAACGGCTCTTCCGCGACTCGTGGACGGGCAAGGAACTCTGCCTTGGTTGCCTCTCTGCCATCATCAACCAGCTGAACATGTCGCCCTCTGAGTGCGACAACCTCGACGAGCTCCTCGAGGCTCTCGACAAGTGACCCCGACGCCAGCCCCGGGTAACGGGCTGGCCCCCTTCCCCCTCTGGCGGTCCCGCTCCTTGGCGCGAGGCTCTTCTTCATGCTTCTCCCCTCCCCGGGTTGCAGCGGGACCGCTTTCTTCGCTGGCTGCCGACAATGTTGTCGGGCTGCCTTGACTGCATCAACCATCGTGGTAAGACTACACCATCACCCCGGAGCACACATGGACTGTCTCATGCCCGCACTGCGGGCGACCTACGACTCTCCCGCGCACATGATGCGCTCTCTCTACAGGTACACCGACTGCGGTGCGTCCGGTGGCCTCCTCGTCGAGGGCACCGTCCACATCGCCTCCTCGTCCGACCCATACGCAGAGGCTGGCGGCACGCAGTGGTTCTACTCTCACGAAGCAGGCTCGCTGGGAAGCTGGGCCGACATGGAGGCAGCGGGCCTCTCCGTCCTCGCCGTCTGCGTCAGCAGCATCGTCGAGGGCATCGACGCCACGACCTCGACCATCGAGGTCCGCGCGGAGGACTGCACCGACGTCGCCGACTTCGACCTGCGGTGGGATGCCGCCGTCGAGCAGGTCGAGCAGGAGGCGCGCGACCTGTGGAACGACACCCACGGCTGCGCCTGGTGTTCGGGTCGTCGTGAAGTACCTGACGACGCCGACCCGTACTGTGGTCCAGGTGACCTGGGCGGCAAAGTCAACCCCAACTGCCCCGCCTGCGAAGGCTGCGGCATCTCCATCTGAAACAGGAGTCCTAGCCATGACCGACCTCAAGTTCCCGTACCCCGCGACGCCCGACGCGCTCGCCGTCTTCTTCCTTCGCATGTCGCTCGTCGGGGTGGAGGCTTACATCAAGAGCCTCCACGAGCGTGCCGACGCGGCTGACCCCGAGGTGGCGGCGAACCTCCGCTACATGGCGGAAGGCGCGAGCCATGTGTTCGACAGCGTCCGTTCCACGCTCGACACCTACGCTCCCATCAAGGAGTCCTGACCATGTACAACACGAAGCTGCCGCCGATGTCGGCGCGCCCCTCCCTGGCGTACAGTGGGCGTCTCGTCTACCCTGCCTGGACGTTCGTCCCGCTGCCCAGCTTCAACGGCTGGGTCCACCTGTCCGGTCGCATCGTGCTCCACCGCAGCTTGGGTACGCCCCGCGAGGTTACAGTCGCCGTCGTCATCCAGGGCAAGGCGTGGAGCGTCGACTCCGGCCCATCCGCCAAGGCCCGCGACCTGGCTCGACGCATCGAGCTGGCCGTCGCCGACATCCCCCAGGACCTGTGGGCGGAGCTCGATAGCTGCGCCCCCGGCTATCACGTAGACGCGCCTCGCTGGCCCGAGTTCGTCGAAGCCATCAAGCGTCACAACGCTCGCGCCATCTGACCCTCAAAGGAGAAGCACATGTCCGCCCTCGCCTACACCCTGGACAACGCCTACCCGCAGGCTCTCGAGTCCACTGCCACCCCCGGCGTGCTGCCCCGCAACCGCCGCAGTGCCGTGCCCCATCTCCGCTACGTCGAGCCCGGCAACCGCGACCTGGTCTTCTGCCAGGGCCGCGTGCCGTACATGATCGAGTACCGTGGCAACTACGACATGGGCCACTGGACCATGTACTGGACCAGTCAGCGCGGCGGTTGGGCCGTGCGCTGCACCGTCGACGGCACGCCGACTGCCCCGGCGGGCAGCCCGCAGTTCGCCCTGTTCAGCCGGGTGCACGACTGCAAGCACCCGAACATGACGTGCACCGAGCACTCCTCGACGTACCGCACGACGAGCTGCCCTGACTGCGGGTACACTGCCAGCCACGACAGCGGTGACTGAGCCATGACCATCTTCTTCAGCTACGCCATCCTCAAGTTCATCATCCTGCCCACCATCGCCTACCTGCTTCCCATGCCGCCCAAGGAGTGACCATGCACAAGGCCAACGCCAAGATCGACCTGACCCTGACGGACAACCGCGCCGTCGCCTCGCTCACGGTGCCGGGCCTCTCCGGTGCGCTCGTCACCCGCCACGGGAAGGACGACCGCGAGGCCCTGGCCTCGACGCTCCGCGCCCTGGCGGACCTCATCGACTCCCGTCGACGTGACCAGCTGCGGGGCAACGTCGAGACGGACTGGGTCCGCATCTCCCTCGACGTCGACGTGCGCGTCCCCGTGGCCGAAGCGGAGCGCGCCGAGAAGCTCGAGGAACGGGTGATGGAAGGCAACCGCGCCGCTGGCGAGGAGCTCCTCGGCATCGCGGTTGACTGGCTGCGCGCCAGCCTCGACGACAAGGATAGTCGGGAGTTCCAGTCCTTCTCCTGGTCCATGCGCGACGACTGCGAGGAGTTCGATGAAGCCTAGCCCCGCCGAGCCCTTGCCGATGCAGCCGATGGCCATCGTCCTGGACTACACCAACTGGAAGGGCGAGCGCCGTCCGCGACGCGTGATGCCACTCACCCTGTGGTTCGGTGTCTCCGAGTTCCACGACGAGGCGCAGTGGTTCATCCGCGCTATCGACCTGGAGCGCAACGTCATGCGAGACTTCGCGCTCACCACCATCCACGGAGTCCAACCATGAGCTACGCCGTCGAAGCCTGCCCTGACTGCGGGCACTCCATGATGACCCACTCCAACGACGGGTGCTGGCACCATGACGCAGGAGTCATCTGCGGCTGCATGGTCCTGTCTCCCCAGGGGGCGCAGCCCGCGCCTCGCGGCGGCTCGTGGGACGAGTCCATGACCAAGCTGGTGGTCGAGAACATGCAGCTCAAGGGGGAGAACCGCTACCTCCAGGAGAAGGTCACGGACCTTGAGCGGAGACTCACCGCTCACCGGATCGCGGGGCTCCCCGAGCTCCTCGAGAAGCTGCGTGTCCAGACTGAGCGGGCTGAACGTCTCGACAAGGAGAACGACGCTCGCTTCACCAAGGAGACGGAGTACCAGAACCGCATCCGCGCGCTGGAGCAGCGCCTCCGTGACGTGGCGTCCTACGCTGCGCGCGACCTGCCTCAGAGGTAGAGCAGGACCAAGATGGTCAGCAGGACCACGACGAAGTGAAGGAACGTCGGTCTCTCTTCAGGCATCGAACCCCCAGCCCCGGAGGCTAACCCCCTCCGGGGCTTTCGTGCGTTCGGCCTATGCGGGTCGCGTCGAGCTACGCGGGTCGGCTCGCCGCCACGATGCGCGCGAGGCGCTCGTCGAAGTCGATGTCCACCTTCACGGCCGTCTCGACCGGGGCAACCTGCTTGATGTCGACCAGGCCGCAGCGGTCGAGGATCAACTCCGCCGCCTTCAGCCTGTCCTTCGGCGTCGTCGCCTCGTCGCCCATCAGGTCGACCAGCGTGGCCAGGGCGTTCTCCGCCGCGTGCTCGAGCTCCTGGCCCAGGCTCTTCCGACGGAGGTCTTTGCCCTTCTCGATGGCCGTCTTCACGGCGGGCTCTTCCGCCCAACCCCATACGACGTGCGGCCGGAGCTTCAGCTTCCGGCACACCTCGCGCACGGTGTAGCCCGCTGCCAGTAACTGCACCGACACGGCACGAAGCTCCGGGTCGTTCGCGAACCTGGCCGAGTCCGCCATCATGGTCACGACCTCGGCCTCCGTGGCGACGTCCACCCTGATGACCGGGGCGGTCAGGGTCGTCGGGGTGGAGGGAGCGATGGCGTGGTCCGTCTTCGCCATGCCGGGAAGCTGGACTGCGTTGAACGAGGGGCCGGGTTGGACAGGCTTGTCATCGTGGGACATGCCAGGATGGTAACCTCAGCCCCTCGCTCTTGCTACTTGCCCTTCCGCCGGGCCGTCCTCCGCTCTGCGCACTCGGCCTTCCAGGCCAGGGCCTTCACCACGCGCCGGGCATGGAGATCGCAGTAGCATCCCTGGCTGCCAGCCACATCGTAGATGCCGGGGTTCCGGCACTTGAGCTTGCCGAACGGCTCGACGATGTAGGCGCAGCCGTGCTTGGCCTTCCCGACACGGAGGGTCATCTCCTCCGGCACCTCGCGCAGCGGAACAGGCTCTGCCAACTGCTCCCGCATGGACTTCAGCACGTAGCCAGCGAGCCGCAGCGCACCCATGTCGCCGTTCGCCTGGAGCAACTCCGTGGCGTCGTGTAGGGTGCGGCCCGAGACGGGCAACCCCGCTGCGACCAGCTCCGCAGTCCGGGTCAGGGCGTCGTCAACGTCCCGACTCCAGAAGCCGCAGAGCTGGCCCAGTCGCGCAGAGAGGGTGAACTGCTTCAACGCAGTATCAGCAGGGCATACTACCCCACTTGTGCTGGCTGTCATATCCCCTTCGGCGGCGGGTGTCGAGCTCACTCGATGCCTTCCTCGAGGTCGTCTTCCTCGACGTTGATGTCGACTGCCGACCGAGCGATGAGGTAGACCCGCATCGGAGCGCCATAGATGCGCGCCGACGCGGTCTTGCTCTTCACGGTCTTGTTGTGAGCTCGACGTTCGCTCACGATGATCCAACCGCGCTCGACCCAGCGGTCGATGACCTCTTCGGCGTGGAACCCCTGGGGCTCGAGCACTTCACGCAGGACGTTCGGGAGGATGGCCAGGTACTTCCAGTCCTCGACCTGGTCCCACGCTCCGGCCCAGCCCTTGCCGGGGATGACGGGGCGGACCGTGCCCATGTCGGTGCGTGTCTCGTGTCGACCCCAGAAGCGGTTCTGGTTGGCGCTGCACCAGGACACCGTCTCGATGAGCGCGGCCAGCGGACGGTCGTGCTCTTCCTCGAGACGGCCGATGGCTTCGATGCAGTAGCCCATCGGGTCCTCGTCAGGGAGCGGGACGCCCAGGTCGTGGATGATGGACGCAGCGATGTGCATGGCGGCGAGGTTGGCTGCGTGGCGGCGGGTCACGGGTGTACGTGCGACGAGGGCGTAGTGCTCCCTCGTCTGCTTCCAGATCTCGCGCAGCTGGTCATGCTGCTCCGCCACGCTCGCCAGGTAGTGGATGATCTTGCGACCGAGGTGACCGTAGTTCGCCGTCAGCAGGCCGATGAGCTCCTCCGCCGTCGGACCTCCAGCCTTCGGGTCGTTGCCCATCGGCTTGCCCGTGATGGAGAGCACGCGCGCACGGGTGCCCCCGTCCTGGCTGAAGCTGGTGGCTGCCGCCTCACCCGACGTGAGCATGACGGACCGCCAGCTTGCGGTGATGCGCGTTCCGTCCGGCGAGCCGCGTCCCTTACCCTGCCCGTTGGCGAAGTCGTAGATGACGTCGCGCACGGTCTTCTGGTCCTTGGCCCGCTTCGTCTCGTCGAGGATGACGGGCAGGTTGCAGAGGAAGCCGCAGATGCGCTCGACGTAGACCTTGGTCGTGTCCCAGGAGTACATCGCCGTCGGGTGGTTGTCGCCGGGGCGACCCCAGATGGACGCGCCTGCGCGGAGCGCGGTCGTCTTCCCGCTGCTCGTCTCGCCGTTGAAGTCGACGATGAAGCTGGGTGTGCCCAGGATCTCGAGGAGCGGAGCCGCAGCGCTGGCGTAGAGAGCAATCCACATCGGCGTGAACGGCTTCATGATCTCCATCGCGCGCAGCCATTCCTCCCACTCCCCGGCAGGACGCCAGCCATCGAGCAGGTTCTCCATCCCGGAGGGAGGGACCAGCTCGACACTGCTCTCCTCGGACATCTCCTGCGACAAGGTGTAGAACCCGTCGGGGAGGAGGAAGCCCTTCACCGCGCCCTGCTTGATCCAGCCCATGCGGCTGGCTGCCTGGCTCGCGCGGAAGCGGTGCATGTTCTCCGCCTCGAACTCGGAGAACCATTCGACCAGCGTGCTCGCCGAGTTGGAGTTGACCGGGACCTCGAGGTCCGAGAGACCGATGAGCTTCTGGCTGTTCATCACCACGCCACGGTCGATGGCCCGCACCGTCCAGCCTGCAGGGGTGCGCCACATGACCTGTCGCTTGGCCGAGCCCGTCAGCACGTCGTGCGTCCGGCCCACGATGAAGATGGGGGACGTGGCGATGCGCGTGCTGCTGGCCGTGCCGTCCTGGCTGACCGAGAGCTTGAACACCCCGGTCGGGTCGATGGCGTAGCCGCGAGGCACGCGCAGCTGGTCCAGGAGGCTCGGCTCGATGAGTTCCGCCGGAGGCGCACCGACCCCCAGGCACAGGCCGAGGGAGGGCAGCGACGGGTCCTGGGCCACGCCGATGACGCGGTCCAGCGCAGCACGCCGACGCTCAGCCACCAACCGCTTCAGCGCAGAGCGCAGAGCACGGGTCCGCACGACCTGACCTGGCATCGTCTCAGCCGTGGCGAGGAGCGCGGAGACCTGCGCCTCGTCCTTCACCCAAGCATCAGCGATGGCGGAGAGAGCCTCGGGCCGCTGAATGGCGGACCATGCAGCAAGGTGGTTCGTCTTCTCGGCGGAGGCCAGCTGGTTCACCAGCGTGCGGAGATGGTCGAGCCCGATGGACACGGTGTCCTCGGCCTGGAACTCTTCACTGTAGCTCTCGATGTTGTCGTCACCAGGCTCGGTCATGTGTACTCCGGACGAAGGATGAGAAGGCCGCGGGGGTGAAGGAGACCCTTCTCACGCATCCCGATGATGGCCACGTTGATGGATGAACGGCAGAAGTCGAGCGAGGCGTCAAGCGAACCTAACGTCTCGCAGGTCTTGCCCGTGGTCCAGGCCGTGACCACGGAGGCGAGGACCTGTTCCCAGCAGTAACTCGACTGCACCTTCTCGGCGAGCTCAATACCCCTAGATGTAGGGACGAGACCGTCAGAGAGAACGCGCCTTCGACGCAGCTCAGCCAGCACGCCGTTGAGATCTCGAGGAGAAACACCTAGCGCGGCTGCCAGTTCCGTGTTACCGACAGGGCACCCCGGGGCTGCTAGGCTTCGGATCTTCTGCGTTACGGCGGACAAGTCTGCCAGCAACACGGTGCCCCGGCGCAGCGGGCGCGGACTGCGCTTCGGCTTCCGCTTCGCAGGCAGCCTGGGATAGATGACCCCGGCACTCTTGCAGTAGCGGACGAGCCGCATGTAGAGCTTCCGCGTCGTCGCCGGGCTGGGCTCGAGTTCCAGTTCCACGGCTACCTCGTCGAAGCTCTTCCCCTGCTTCCGCAGCGTGTAGATGCGGGAGCCCTGCGTCTCGAGTCGCTGCAGCTTCCTGGCCAGCTTGTCGGGGGAGTAGCCCACCTTCCTCAACCGTCGGTAGATGTTCGATGTGGTGCAGCCATGCTCCTTGGCAAGCTCGGTCGCAGGCACACCGCTCTGGTACTTCTTCCACACGGCGTCGAACTTCTTCCTGGTCCATGCAGGACCGTGTCCACCCAGCTTCTTCATGGCGTGTCCGTGAGGAAGGCCGCGCCGCGAGCCTCGTCGGCCAGGGCACGGAGTTGACGAAGCTCGAGCTCACCTCGGCGCAGGTTCTCCTCGAAGTCAGAGACGAGGACTGCCTGGATGCCCGCCGCGATGTCTGGCGCGTAGCGAGACGCTTCGTTGTTCTTCACCCAGTCGATGAGCGCGTGGTCACGCAGCACCTGAAGCAAGGTCTCGAAGCACGCCTCGGACTCGGACTCGTTCCGGTTGAAGTCTTCTTCCGTCCACTCGTACATCACTCACCTCCGACGAAGACGCGGTTGTTGGTCACGATGTCGATGGCCTGCTCGGACGTGAGCGCCTGGACCATCGCCTCGGGGTAGCCCAGCGCCTTGAGCATCGTCACCATCGTTGACGACAGGGCAGCCGGGGCAACCTCAACCACAGGTTCAGGTTGGACCTCGACCTCGACCTCAGCCTTGGCCGAAAGCTCGATGACCGTCCAGCCCGTCGGGACCTTCTTCGGCTTCGTGGTCGTGCCGATGACGACCTGGCCGTCGAAGCTACCCCACGCCTTGAGCACGTCGCTCAGCGTCGACGCATCCCAGCCACGGTCCTCGGGCATGACGAGCGCGGGCTGCTCGGGCTTCAGCGCAGTCGTGATGGTCATGGCGATGGCGCACGTCACCGTCGCCCACTCCGCCCCAGAGAGCGCAGCGCGCAGCTTGCCGTCGCGCATGAGCCCCAGGCGGAAGACCTCCTTGGTCCCATCCACCAGCTGCATCCCGAAGGTCCAGCCCTTGGGCAGGAACGCCTGGACGCGCGCGCAGAACCCGCCGGACACGCGCTTCAGCAGCTCACCGACCACAGTCTCGAGTTCCTTCTTCATGCCCTTGTAGGTCTCGCTCTCGCGGCTCATCTCGGCAGCAGTGTCGCGCGCACGGGTGAGGTTGGCCCAGCGATCAGCGAGGTTGCGGAGCTCGAGGTACTTGTTCTGTGCGTCCTCGGCTGCCGTCTTGAAGGAGTCGAGCACAGGCAGCTGGATGGCTTCGAGTTCCACCAGCGTCGCGCGAAGCTGCTCCTTCAGGTAGGGACGGTTGATCATGGGGCCCGCGCTGACCGAGAGCTCCTTCACCGCCTGGTTGTAGAAGTTCCGGCACGCCACCAGGTGACCTGCGCCAACGTTGCTGGAGCAGAGCGGGCACGCGGTGAGCCCACGGTCCACGGCCACCGTCGAGGCGAACGCCATGCCCTTGTAGAAGTCGCGCTCGGTGGGGTCGACCTGCGCCACTTCGGGAGCGGCCAGCTGTGCCTGGAGGTCCTGGACACGACGGGTCAACGAGGCGTGCGTGTTGACGAGGTTGGTCGCGTTCATCAGGCGGGCGTGCACCTCGTTGCTGAAGGCGAGCGCCGCCTTGACCTGCTCCTCGGTCGGGCAGTTGTCGAGGTCCTCGGTCATGCTGGTGAGGAGCGTCTCGGCCCCCGTCGCTTCCTTCGCAGCGTCGCGCTGGCGCTTGCCCACGTACTCGATGACGGCGAGCAGGGTGTCGACGGGGTTCTTCCCACGGCCCAGCGCCTCGGAGATGTCGCGGTACTTGGCACGGTAGATGGCGGGCACGGAGTCAGCCACGTCGTGCGTGGTGACATCCGACGCAGCCCAGCCGAGGAACGCCTTGCGCGCGTTGGCGGGTCCGCTCTCGAGGACCTCGCGGACCTGGTGGAGCGGGAGGCTGGCAGCCGTACCGCTGTCGTGGACCGGACGTCCGCCGTCCTTGGCGAGGAAGGTGTAGTCGCCGCCCGTGTTCAGCTTGGCGTGGATGGCGAGACGCTCGTCGCTCACCATGCTCATGAGCAGGCCGCCATCGCGGACACCCATGCGGCCGAGCAGGTCGTCAGCGCTGCCGACGAGACCGAGCTGGAGGCTCTGCTGGATGGCGGACTTGCCGCTGCCGTTGGGCCCGACGATGAGGGTCTTCGGTCCGAGGGTGACGGTGCGGGACTTCCCGTCAGGGGTCTTGAGGTTGGTGGTCAGCTGCTCGACGTACGGACGTCCGGTGGTCTTCTTGGCCATGATGCACTCCTTGGGGGTTGCCCTCCACAAGTAGTGTACCCAGACCGCCGTGTCAAGTGTGGCGTCGCTTCTTTGGTGGCCAGAGGTCGAAGCCGTCCGGCTCCTGCTCGAAGACCAGGAGGTGGTACTTGTTCGCCTGGTCGATGAGCGCATCCGCAGGCGGGAAGGACTGGATGGCCCACTTCCCCGGGTAGAGCTGCTGTGCCACTTCCCAGAGCTCGCGGTAGCCCATCGTCGCCATGTCGAGTCGATGGATGCGGACGTAGATACACCAGCCCGCCACGGTCCAGCGGTGACGGTCTACCTCGAGGATGTCGTAGCCTTCGATCACTCGCCAGCCAGCGGACGCAAGCGCCGGACCTCGGCGATGAGGAGGAGCATGGCGACACGCCAGATACCAGCGCGCTGGGCGCAGAGCTCAAGGTCGTCAAGGTCAAGCTGCATGGGGACGTTCCAGGATGAGGGTGGCCGTCATGGTCCACGAGTCGCTGTCCAGGGTGCGGATGTCAGCGATGCGGGCCAGCTCACTCGTCGTAACATCCCAGGCGTAGGCGTACTTGCCCCGACGCAGGAACCCTGCGACGAGGTCCGACGTTGCTCGCCCCACGCTCGGTTCGTCGAGATGACCGACGGGCACGACGATGCCGTGGAAGAGCGGCTCGCCCTCCCAGTTCTCGGCGGCCGGGACGTCCTTGGACCAGGCACCCCAGCCGCCGAGCGCACGGCTCCTCTTCTTGTAGTCGTCACGCCCGGGCGTCACCTCGGCGGGCATGGCGTCGTAGCCCATGCGCGCGTCGAGCTGCGCCTTCCAGGTGTCGATGTCGGAGTCTTCAGTCGTCTTCGCGTGGGCGAGGAACCAGCGGCTGGTCATGGTTGAGTCTCGGGTCTGTGGGTCCGTTGGTGTAGACCAGGCTGACTCCACGCGAGAGCAGGAAGTCAGGCCCGTCACCGCCTCCGGCGTACCCGTTCCTCACGCAGTACACCCGGACGATGCCAGCGTGGTATAGCTGCTTCGCGCACATCAGGCAAGGCTCTCCCGACACGATGAGCCACGCCCCTTCGGTCGCGCTCCCCCTGCGAGCGGCGTTTGCCAAAGCGTTGCTCTCGGCGTGGTGACAGCCCAGCTCGAGACGCGTGCCCGACTGGACACCGTCTCGTTCACAGGTGTCACCCCGACAGAGAGGACCCGTGGCTCCCCGGCTCGTCCCGTTGTACCCATCAGCGATGATGCTGTTCGTCTTTGGGTCGATGAGCATCGCCCCGAACTGCCGCCGAGGACACGGTGACAGCTTGGCCAGGGCGATGCACTGCTCGATGCGGACGTCGACGTGCTTCTCTTTCATACGACGTGCAGCTTGATCATGAGCTCGTCCCGCTCACGACGAGACAATCCAGGCGCGTGTTCCAGCATCTCCGCCTCATCGGGTAGGTCCAGCCCGTCCCGCTTGATGCGCTCACGGATGAACTTCACCTCCTCACGGGAGAACGTGATGGCCTCCAGGCGGTAGTCCACGAACGCCTCCCAGAGGATGGGGCACCAGTCCTCCACGATCTTGGCGATGGCCTCGGCGTAGACGCGGCACTCCCACTGGGCATGGGGATCGAGTCGAAGCTCGAGCATGTGAAGCAGGTTGTGAAGGTTCATCGTCGTACACCACTGCGTGTACGTAGAGAGCGGCAGCACGATGCGCGCCGTCTCACGGGCAACCCCGCTGGTGAGCAGGCTCTGGTACTCCGCGAACGCCGTCGAGCACAAGGTCGCCATGTCGTTGGTCGCGTCTTCTTCCGTCTGGTCGTCGAACCGAGCACCTCGACCCTGCTTGTTCGTAGTCGACTGGACGTGCAGCGTCTCGGGCACGTAGTACTCCTCTGGCATCTCGGAGTACCGACCGCTCAACTCGTTGATGGACTGGGTCCGATGCCTGACCAGTTGCCGCGCCACGAAGATGGGCATCTTCATGTCGAGCGTGATGATGGCCTGCTCCAGCGGCGACGTGTGCCGATGGCGCATGAGGTAGCGCAGGAGGTTGCGGCGGTCCTGCACCGTGCGCGTGCCCTTGCCGTAGCTCAGGCGTGCGACCTGTTCGACACGCTCGTCGTTGCCCATCACGTCGATGAGACGGACGTGACCGTGGTCGAGCACCTGGACGGGCTGGCCGTGCTTGGCCAGAAGTTCTTCGCGGGTCATGGCTTTTGCTCCAGCTTTTCGATGGCGCGGTTGAGATACCACTGGGCCTTCTTCAAGTCCTCCAGCGGCTTGCCCTTGTGCTCAGCGCGAGCGACGTACTTCACGACGTTGCCGAGGTGAAAGCCGAGCTTCCAGTCCTCGATGGCGTCGATGACCTCGATGCGACCAGTGTTGTAGTGCTTGGGATGGTCAACGGTGCTCATCGCTCCTCCTCGCGGCGGTGCTCGCCGCGTTCGATGCGGTCGGCGTAGCCACGCAAAATGGCACCGCTATGCACGTCGAAGTCGGATTCCAAGTTCCGCGACGTTTCACGTAGCCACGCCACCACGGCGGCGCGCTCGGCGGCGACCTCGGCGCGGAGCGCAGCGGTCCAGACCTCGTGCCCGTAGTCGGTGGGTCGCGTCGGCGGCACGCAGGCGCGGAGGTAGGACACCTCGCCGCGCAGTCGCTCCACCTCGGCGCGGAGCGCAGCCATCCGCTCCGCTGCGAGTTCTGCGTCGGTCATGGCCACCTCCCCGCCCAGCGCGCCAGGTCGGCGAGGCGGTCGAGCAGCCACATGGTCAGTTCGATCATGGTCTCTCCTTGGTCGAGAGCATCATACCATGACCGTACCACCGCGTCAAGCCTCCTTGAGGTTTCTCCCGACGGATGCCTCGGTCGTCATCGTGACCTCCCAGCCAGGGACCCGCACCGTCATCAGCTCCTCGACCCGCTTGCGAATGGCCTCGAGCTCCGCAGGCAGGGGCTCGCCCTTCTTCGGCCCCCACTTCTCGAGCCCTGGAGGAGCCGGGAACTCGATGGCGATGGAGTCGTGGCATTGGTGAATGAGCCCGTGCTTCCGCTCGAAGTCCCAGGGGAACGCCTCAATCAAAGCCTGCTCGGCGATCCGCATGATGCTCGTCTCAGCCGCGAGGATGGGGAAGTTGACGACCTCGTTCTTCTTCCCGTCCGAGAGGTTGCCCGAGCGTCGACCGAGCACGGGCTCCTCCATGTACCCCTGGTGGCGGAAGAGAGCCTGCATCGTCTCCCACGCCGTCATCCATTCAGGCTCCGTCTTCAGCCATGTCTCGTGGAAGTGACGGACCTCCTTCGACGTCATGTGCAGGTAGGGCATCTCGCCGTTGTCTGCCTCGGTGGAGGTGAGGACCTGCCAGACCGTCATCGGGTCGGCCCAGTAGATGGAGGCGTAGCGGAACGTCTTCATGACGTCGCGCATCGCCTTGGCCATCCCACCCGGCGGCTTCTTGTAGAGGCTGAACCCGTCCGGTCCCCAGCCGTCGGAGTTCCGGAACTTGTCCCCGAAGACCTGGAGGGCCAGCGTGTTGTGCGGGTCCTTCCCCTCGCTGAAGCACTCGAGCAGCAGCGGGATCTGCCAGTAGCAGGCCGTGATGCGGAGGTGCGCCTGGTCGAGGTCCGCCCCGACCAGCAGGTTCCCTGGCTGCGCGGCAAACAGGGTCTTGAGCTTGCCCTGTCCCTTGCGGCTGCCGATGTTCTGGAGGTTCGGCCCCGAGGATGAAAGCCGACCGGGTGCCGTGACGTGGGCGTTCCAGGTCGAGCGCACGCGCCCGTCCGGGGCCCAGACGATGCCCTTCTTCGGGTCGTTCACGGTGAGGTTCAGTGGGAGCAGCACGGTGCCCAGGATCTTGTTCTTCTCGCGGCGGTACAGGCGGAGTTCCTTGATGAACGCCTCCTGCTCGGGCGTCAGCCGTCCGCCAGCGAGGTGTCCACGCAGGACCTTGTCCCCGGTGCCCGGCATCCCGGACATCGTGTAGAAGTCGCGGGGCTCCATGTTGGGCGGGATGCCCAGCTTCCAGGTGTCGTAGAAGAGGTCTCGGATCTGGTCGGCGCTGCCGGGCTTGATGCCGTCCACTTCGTCGCCGTCGTCGTTGGCGCTCGCAGACTTCAGGTCCAGCTTGGCAACACCGACCGCAGCCGCCAGCACGGAGAGGTTCTTCTCCCGCTTCATGACGCTGGCCTTGGTGTCGATCTCCATCTTCCAGCGCGCTTCCTGGTCGATGTAGACGCCCATCTTGTGCATGTTCACGCACATGTCCTGCGTGGCATGGTCGACCTCATGGAGGTCCCAGCGACGGTTCGCCCAGCTCTTCGGGCGCAGCGCCTCGGGCAGGTCGCGGAACGCACCCGCCTGCTCGGCCGAGTCCATCAACGGCACGACGATACGTGCGTTGACGGAGGAGTCGGTGCAGTTGTAGGCGAGGCGGTCCCAGTCATCCACGTTGCCGTGGGCCAGGCTCTCGCCCTTCTCCGTCGTCTCCCAGCGGTCCACATCGGTCAGCACCGAGCCAACCGTCTTCAGACCCTTGGGCAGGTCCGGCGCACGGAAGCGCGCACCGAAGAGCGTGTCGATGAGCGGCGTCGGGGTGACGCCGAGCCACTGCTCAACCACCAGGCGGTCATAGTACCCGGCGTTATGACCGACCTTGACCTTAGAGGTGTCGCATAGGAACTGGCGTAGAAGCTCGAGAATTCGAGCCTCGTCCTCGGCGCTGTAGAACCGCGTATGACCGTCGCCGCTCAGGAGGTTTAGACCCACGACCTCGCAGCGCTTCGCCTCGACCTGCCCCTCGCGCAACGCGCGGCCGTCAGGGTTGAGGTCGGGGATGGCGATGGCGATGGAGCGGACCTGGCACGTCAGCGCGATGATGCCGTCCGTCTCCAAGTCGTACGCCCAGAACGGTGCGTCCTGCGCGAGGAACCGCTCGAGCTCGTCCGGCGTCGGGTTGAACTCGCGGACAGGTTCTGTCCACCTGAGTGCACCGTTGAACCACCTCAGCGCCTTCGAGATGTCGGAGTGCCAGTAGCTGCGCCAGCCTGGGCTCTTCTGGACGAAGCCGGGGTGGAAGGTGGGGAACACCTTGCGGACCGCACCAGGGGGCAGCTCCTCGCCTGCCAGAGGCGTCTGCATCAGGGCGTTGTAGTTCTCGTCGACCCACACCGGACCGCCGCGCAGCGCGAAGATGGACTGCGTCTTCGCCGTCAGGGCGTTCGCCGCGGACCGTCCGAGAGCGAAGATGTTCTCGTAACGATCTGTCTCAGCGAGTAGCCTCGGACGGCAGCACGAGATAGGATCGGGCATCACGGGCTGCGCTAGAGCAATCCGCCTGCGGTTCTCCTTGTCGATGGCCTTGGTCAGCTTCTCCCATGCGTTCTGCTGCGTACCCGCCGAGCATGCGACGACGTGCGTCAGGTCGATGTCCGTGCGCTTCTTGCCCAGCGCCATGAGCGCGTTGTTCCACTCCTGGCCCGAACGACCGGACAGTGGACGGCCGTAGCTCGCATCCTCCTGGTGGGGGATCTCGGCCACGGCCAGGATCTTCGCACTGTCGTGCGTCTCGGGTGGGACAGGCTGCCAGGGTCCGTCACGGAACTTGCCGTGCGGACCGATGGGGCACTCGTCGCAGCGAGCACCACACTTGCGGGGGTCGTAGGTCACGACTTCGCCCCGTAGAAGACGGCCACAGCCGAGGGGAACGGAGCTCCGGTCTTCGCGTCGCCGAACTTGATGCGACCACGGACGAACACGACCTGGGCATGCTCGATGATGTAGTCGTGCCACCAGGCCGTGTCGGTCCGCGCCGGGAGCAGGCACACGACGGTTGCGCCCTTCAGGCTCTCCTCGTACGCCTTCTTCACCCACTTGCCGATCTCACGGCCGTAGGGCGGGTTCATCCAGCAGCGGTTCTGGCCCCAGTCCTGGCGCAGCCCGTCCGCCTCACGGTCGAAGTAGCGCTCACACTTCGTGTTGGAAGCGTCCGCGCACACGTCGAGCGTGAAGCAGAACAGGGCGTTCCAGTCGTTGAAGAAGCTCTGCGGGGTGGCCCACTGGTCAGTGGCCGACGAGAACATGAGGTCTGTGTTCATGCCCTCGTCGTATCATACCACCGCGACAGACGCCACTCTACTTCTTGGGACGACGGAGCATTTCAGGGGAGCGAGAGCCGCGGACCTGCTCGCCCATCGGGCTCACACGGTACGCCTCGTTCATCGCCTTGCGCTCGGCGTTCATGGCCGCGGTCTGTCCCTTCGCCTGCCCGCGCACGCGAGCGATCTCCGCGCGCATGCCCGGCTGGATCGAGATGAGGCCCCGCTTCTCCAGCGCCTCGAGTTCACCGTAGCTATCGTCGGGGGTCATCGTCGAGAAGCTGCCGCCGGGGTCGTACGCTCCCGCGGAGCCGACACCGTACTTGTCGCTGTAGTCAGGAGTCCCGGTGTTCATGCCACGACGCTTTGCCCCGGCAGGGATGCGCGCCCGGGCAGCTTCCGCCGCCGCCAGGTGACGGTCGACCTCGGCGTACCTGGCTTCGATCTCAGCCGCCGACTTCGGGTCCTCGGGGAGGCCCGCCAACGGGTCGCGCGAAGGGGCGACCTCGCCCGCGGTCTGGAACATGCGCGGAGTGCGGGTCATCTCGTAGAACTTGCTCGCCTGCTCACCCATCGCTTCCCGGCGGGCGGCTTCCTTCATCTCGTCGTAGCTGGCCATGATGTCCTCCTAGAACTTGGCGGGGCCCGCGCCGTACCGCTGCTTCAGCAGGTACAGGGCGGCGAGGTGGTTGGTACCGATGCCGGAGATGAGGTTCGTCGTCCCAGCCGGGTACGAGCATTCCATGCACGCCTCGTTGGCCTCCTCGACCGCCTCGAGGACCATCTCGGCGATGGCGACCGGGGACGGAGCGCTGACTGCGCCCGTGATGCATTCCTGCGCCATAGCCCAGGCGCGGACCGGGTCGAGCTGCGCCGCACCGAAGTGCCCGGCGATGAGCTCCGCCAGGTCGTCGATCTCCTCGAGGCGGCCCTTGTACAGGCGCTCGAACAGGAGGTGGTCGCCGTAGAACGGCTGACCCTTGGCCTGCCAGTGGAGCGTCCAGTAGAGGTGATGCGCCATCCGGAGCTTGGCCCAGAGGTTGAGCATGGCAGAGAGCTGGGGGTTCATCGCGAGCCTCGTGACGCTCTACGATATCACGGTTCACGCAAAAAAACACCCGCCCCTGGCGTGAACCAGGAGGCGGGCCGAGCGCTACGCTAGCTTAGCGAGCCACGCCGACAGCGGGCGGGGGCGGGAGACGAAGACCGCCAGCGGGAGCCGGGGCCACCGAGCTCACCACGCCACCGACGCCGGAGGACGGAGCAGCGGGCACCGCGCCGGGGACGACCGGAGCGCTGGTCTTCTGGGGCACGCCAGCACGGGCCGAGGGCTTCGCACCGGACGCCACGGCCTTGTCGAAGGCGGCCTTGTCCATGAACTTGGTGATCTCGGCGTAGCTGCCCTGCACGCCCTGCTGACCCGGAACAAACTCGACGTACGCCTTGCGACCGTTGTTGGTCGCCGTGACGAACCAGGCGTCGCTGATGTCGCCCGTCTCGATCTGCTCGTCGCTGAAGCCGAAGCTCACGAGGATGGTCTTGAGCGCCGCGAGACGACCCTTGAAGGACTTCTCGGGGAGACCCTCGACCGGGAGGTGGATGAACGTGAACATCTTGAAGCCGTTCGCAAACTGGACGTGGAGACGGCGAGCGTCCGCCTTGTCGCCCTGCTTGTACTCGACCTGGAGGCCCTCGACCTCGTAGTAGCCCGCGTCAGGCTGGCCCGCGCCGAGAGTGCCGATGCCCTTGAAGGAAGCGCCGTTGATGGAGAAAGACATGCTGGAGTACCTCTACTGCTGGTTGGTGGGTGGTCTTGTTGGTCGGTGGGTCAAGCGGTGGGAGGGGGAGGAAGCGGAACGCCGCCACCCTTCTTTGGCTCTTCCCGGGGCGCGAGGTCGAAGAGGTTCCTCGCCTTGCGCTTCATGAAGGTAGCGCGGGCAATACCATCCTGGCAAGCCCAGCGAAGATGGATTTGTTCCGTGCCGTCCGTAAACCGTGGATTCGACTGGGAAAGATTTTTGATCGAGCCCGGAACGTCGCCCGTCTCCACGATCATCTTCGCCAGTTCGTCCGCGATCTCGTCCTGCCACTCGAGCCCCGCCACGCGCGCGAGCTTGTAGCCGCCTGCCGACGCGCGCAGGATCTCGCGGAGGTTGCCCGGGGTCTTTGTCCAGCACACACCCGTGCGGTCGCCCGTCACCCATTCCGCGCTCGTAGGGTCGCAGAAGTAGGTGCCCGGGAACCAGGGGTCCGGGTAGCTGGTGTCGATCATGGCGCGGACGTTGATGTCGCACCAGGAGGGGAAGGACTCGGTCTGCTTCCTAGAGCCGAGCGAGGGACCACCGGGCTGGAAGAACCCGTCCTGGTCCGTCCCAGGCGCGCGTTCATGGAAGGTGAAGATGAGGTGGATGCCCATGTGGCGGGCCATGCCGGACAAGGCGAGCAGGTACTTGTTCAGCTGCTGGTAGGCGTAGAACTTGTCCTTCTTCCCGCTCTTGCCGACGGGTGCCTCGTCGTGCCACATCGTGATGCTGCGGTCGCAGATGTGGCTGGCGTCGTCGATGAAGACCGCGCCGTACTGGGCGGCCATGCCGGACTGGGCCAGGTACTCGAGCAGACCCACGAGCTCAGGGAGCGTCTGGGGCGGCGTCGGGTAGATGGCAGGGGTGAAGCCCAGCTCGTTCTGGGCAACGAGCGTGATGGCGCTGGGGACGCCGATGCACAGGGCCGTCGGGAAGGCAGCCAGCACGTCGCTGGTCTTCTTCTTCTTCGGCTTGCCGTACACAGCGACCATGACGGTCGGGTTCTCTGTGGTCATGCTGGTCCTGGTGGCCCATGTGGAACCATCTCGTCGTAGGGCCGAAGACGACGAAACGCACCCCCGCTCAGCCTGCGCGGCCGAGGGAGCAAAGGTTGAGCCCTGAGCAGGGCCCGTAGCGTCCGTAACATGAGAGCTCGTTCTGGGCCTTCGGCCACTCCCACGGGTCGGTGGTCATGTCGAGCTGAGCCACGGTGTGCTCGGCCTGCCAAAGCTGCTGCGCGAACTGGGCATCACGGTGAGGGGTCGCCGGGACCTGGGCGCGCGCCACCTTCCCCGGATCCGTGCTTGAGATGAGGTTGATGGTCAGCCCGCCGAAGGCATCGCCGTAGAGCTGCTTGCCCATGATGCGGAACGCCGCGAAGCCGCCGTCGATGGCGTACGCAGTCGCGCTGTGCTTGGCGTTCACATTCGCCTGGTGCTTGTGGTCCCAGATGTAGTAGCGGCCTGACTGATCGCGTGTTACCAGGTCAAAGCGGCGAGTGAGCGTGATCGGGCGTCCGTGCTCTGCGTGGTCGGGCATATTCAAGGGCGTCACTTCGATGCTGGTCCCATCGAGACTGCGCCACTCGCCGCCCCGTTCTTCAGCAACCCACAGACCCCAGTTCCCGTTCAGGTTCCCGAGCACCGCGGTGACCGGAGCCTCGACGGCGATGACATCCCCGGGCGGCTCAGGGAACTTCGCCCGGTAGGCGCGGAAGACCGTCTTCATCTGGTCGAGCAGATGCTCGCTGCCGTACTTGGCGCACCAGGCGTCCGCGGCGTCCTCGGGGTCCATGAAGATGTTGGGGTCGTGGTAGAGCGTCTCGTCCGCGACGACGCCCTGGGGCTGCGCCGCACCCCAGATGGCGTGGAGGTGGGCCTGCATCGTGTGACCGATGCTGCCCTTCGCGAGCGCCTCGATGGACGGCCCGAGGTCGGGGAAGTATCCGTTCTCGTCCGCCATCTTCTCCTTGCGGTACAGGTAGGCGAAGAGCTGGGGGCAGTGGAAGTAGTTGCCGATGCGGCTCCAGCCACGGCTCGACTTGCCCGCATCGATCAGGATCTTGTTCATTCTTCGTCCATGATGACGAGCTTCGATACCACGTCGTCAACGATAGCGCCACGGTCTTCCATGCCGAGCAGCTTCTCGCCCATGCCTGACAACTCGTCAGCCACGAGGAACTGCTCGATGGGACCGAACTTGTCCGTCAGGATCTCGACGACGCGCTCGTCGTAGGTCGCGGACGCGACGACAACCTTCAGCAGCGTGGCCCGTCCGCCATGACGGTCGAACCGACCACGCCACTGAAGGAAGTCGCCCGGCTTCCAGGGAAGCATGGCGAAGATGGCGAGGTCGGCAGTTTGCATGCCGTCCACCGCAATCCCGAACGCCTGGCCCGTGCCGATCAGGCAGCACGGGCCAGGACTGTTTCGGAACCCGTCGATCATGTCGTTGCGCTCGGTCTCGCTTACGCCGCCGTGCCCAACCCAGATCGTCGCGTCCTTCGCCTCGTCACCAGTAGAGACCGCCTTGCGGATAGCCTCACCCCAGCGCTCAGCTTCCCGTCGGCGTGCAGTGAAGACGATGACCTTGCCGCCCCCCTTCAGCCCTTCAAGAGCCTCCGATACGACGTAGCCACGCTTTCGACTGCAAGCCTCCGCGAGACGCGCCTCGATGAGACGTTCCCGCGCGGGCACATCCTCATAATCGCCCTTCAGCTGACGCGCAAGCTGCTTGATGGCTTGGTCGAAAGTTTGTGCATCGTCGAAGCGCTCAGCCTTGTCCTGCGCCTGGACAGGTAGGTACACGACCTGGACCCGTGTCGGCGGCAGGCTCGAGTGGCTCTCGCTGTACGGAACCTCGTGCGTGAAGAAGGAGCAGCGGGCGCGAAGCTCGTCGATGTTGCTCGAGCCCTTGTCCTCGATGCCGCCGTAGGGGTTGGGCTGGGCATCACAGTAGCGCTCCGCGAAGCGACGGTAGCTGTGAGCGAAGCCGCCCGGGGTGAGCAGGTCCAGCTGCGCCCAGAGACGACGCGGACGTCCATCGTCCAGGGGCGTCGCCGTGAGCCCCACGCGCAGCTGCAGGCTCGGCAGACGGCTCAGGTCCATGACCGCCACCGACCACGCGTCCTTGTCCCCAGAGGCCGTCTGGCGGCGCTGGAAGCCCACCGAGCCGTCCTTCTCCTGCACTGCCTTCCACCGCTTCGACTGCCCGTGGATGTGCAACTCGTCGAGGATGATGACCGACGGCGCGAGGCCCATGACGAACTCGAGGTTGTCGTTCAGGCTCTCCGCCCCAACGACAACGAAGCGGCGCTGCCCGGTCGTGTCGCAGTGCTCGACGTACTGCTCCCAGGTCATGTCGCTCTTCCGCCGCTCGGACACGGGGATGAGCCGCCACGGCAGGATGTTCGTGTACTGCTGGGTCTGCGTCCACCAGACGTGCCGAGCCTTCGCCGGGCAAAGGACGAGCACAGTACCCTTGCGGGTCAGCGCGTCGATGAGAGCGCCCACGGTTTTGCCTGCTCCGCACGGCCAGATGTTCATGGTCCACGGTCGGGTGTCCGCCCAGCCTGCGCTCCGGCGTTGGTAGGGCGTGGACATGGCGAGGACATGAGGCTTGAGCTCACCGCGCTTGACCGCTGCCTCCATGAGGCTCTTGCCGTAGCTCTCGAGCTTGCTGAGCGTCGGGAGGTCTTGCGGCCACGGCCCGATGATGTCCGCGCCGTTCACGGACTCAGCGTTGAAGGGAACGCCCCAGCCTGCGAAGAAGTGCTCGACCACGAACGCCGCGTGCACGGGTGCGTAGATCTCGATGACGCTCGGCTCGCCCTTCTCGGGCCACTGGTTCTTCGTGAGGCGGTACTTACGGCGTCCCTGCACGGCCCAGGCGAGCGTACCGGGGATGTTCATCTCGATGCTGATGGCGTGCTGCGCGAGGTCGGGGGCGATGAGGTATCGGTAGTGCGGCTGGTCCCACATGGGTGCTCCTTGGTGCCCCTTCCGAGTAGCGACTTTCAACCACCGTGTCAAGGACAGTTGACGGCGCGGTAGAGTCGAGGTATGCTCATCGGGCAGGAGGACATCTCATGAGCGAAACCACTGGGCCCGTCGCAAGCGTGGACCCCAACACCGACCCCTTCATCCTACTCGTCGAGCAGCACCGCAAGGCCCGTCACTGGTCCTTTGCAGAGCTGGCTCGCCGCGGAGGGCTGACCCAGCCAGAGGTCAGTCGTGTCATCCACGGTATCCGCATGCCCACCATGCGACATGTCCGTGGGCTGGCGCAAGCCTTCTCGGAGGCAGCATCTGGAACGACCGATGAGCCAGCCGACTACTCCCAGTGGGTGTCGTGCCTGGTGGACCTAGCAGACCGCACCCGGCGTGACGCACGCGCCTACAAGGAGACCAAGTGACCACACCCCTGCCCCACACCACCTACGCGCAGCAGATCGAGTTCGCCCTCGAAGCCCTGAAGCAGAAGCCCGACATGCGGAACAAGGAGCTCAACACCTTCATCCGCGACCAGCTGATCAGCAAGGGCTACGCCGCGCCTCAGTTCGTCAGCAACTCCGTGTTCACCCGTGCCCGCAACAAGCTCGGCATCAAGGTCGGTCGCGGTCGTCCGGCGGGCTCGAAGAACCAGAAGACCCTCGAGCGTCAGGCTGCCGCGCAGCGCAGCACGGCCATCTTCACGGGCAACGAAGTCATCTCGGTGGGTCGGTTCAGTCCGGTCCAGGGTCAGTCGCTCGACGAGCTGCTGGTTCCCATCGGCCGGATGATGCGCGAGCGCGGCATCTCGAGCATCTCGCTCAGCGGCGAAGGTCTCCGCGTGACGCGCCAGGTCTCCGAGGAGCTGGTGTTCTGATGCCTGTGAACGACAAGCTCGACACGCTCGTTCCTGGCGCGCTGCTGATGGAGCCTCGCGAGGTCTACGATGACGCCGTCGTCGGCATGACGTTCGACGGCAGAGCCATCTACGACTCGGAGAAGATCATCCGCTGCACCATGAACGCTGACGGCATGTCGTTCGAGGATGCCGTGGAGTGGCACGAGTTCAACACCTTCTGTGCCTACATGGGCCCGAAGACGCCGCTCTACGTCAACCTCGACTTCTGCGTCGACGTCGACCAGGGCGAGGAGTAACAGGCGCGTGACCCCGACCACCCAGGCACCACGCTTGGATGATCGGGGTCACGGTCCCGGTCGATTTCCCCGACGAGGACTCTTATCTCAGTACTTCTTCGGCGTGTAGCTCTTCCCGTCGAAGTACAGAGACTCTCCGCAGCGCTTCGGATCGCGGTACGGTGCACCCAAGCTGATGTGGACCCAGGACTTGCCAGGCGGCTTTTCCAGGATGCACTGACCAAACTTGAGGCCCGACTCGGTGACGATCCACTTGTGGAGCTCCTCGTCGGAGACACCACAGCCGATGTCTGCGGCCTCACCGACGAGGTGTTGGCTACTCTTGGAGCCCCCTGCCGCGGCGTTGACGGAGGGGCCCCTGAAGGCGCTCGTCACCTTGATGGGCCCGAACTTCGCGCGGATGACCTCCAGCATTTCAGCCAGCGCCTTGAGGCGCGGGATGTAGGGCTGAGCTTCCTTGCGGTTCTGGTCCTGGAGAGCCGTCTGGCCCGTGCGAGTCAGCTCCTCAAAGGAGAAGTGCGGGGTGAGGGTCACTTGTCACCCGGCTTCACGCCAATGCGCTTCATGGCGGACTCGAGCTTAGCGATGCGCTTCTCGAGCCCTTCGCCGTCGAAGTCGGCGGGCAAGGCGGCGGAAGCCTTCTCCATCTTTCCCATGCGGGCCTCGAGGACAGCGAGCTTGGCGTCGACCTCGGTCTGCTTGACCTGGCACGGGGGAGGCTGTGCGCCGTTGAGACCCGCCTTCTGGGCCTCGAGCTCCATCTCCTTGAGCTTCTGCTCATGCTTCTGCTCCGACATCTTCGTCCAGAGCTTGAAGCCCGCACCACCACCCACGACAGCGAGAGCCGCCAGGGCGAACGCCAGCATGGGGTTGGCTTGGGCGACAGCCATCGGGTCGAACGCCGGGACGGGGGCAGGCTGCTCAACGACGGCCACCGCGTCGACCGGGATCTCGACCTTGGCGGCGTCATCGACGACCTGGGACACCGCGGCGTCCTTTTCGATCATGGCTTGCACCACAACAGACTCCGTGTTAGTCGAAGAGGCAGACGGGGCTGCGATAGGGGTTACAGGCTGAGTGGGTTCCATCTTACGATGCTCCTTGCGCTTCGCGCGCTTCGGTGAGTGAGGTCGTTCGACCTGGTAGCCGAACGACAGGATGGCTCCTTCGGGAATGTTGCAGTCGCGCAAGCGTGCGGCCGACCCGGGCCCGATCCAGATACGTCCGTCCTGGTCGAGCTCGCAGTCGGGCCGTACTGGCTCCGGCTCTTCGGGGTCCAGCTAGTCCACCATGTCGCGGGCGATGTGCATCGACAGGCTGCCCAGGCGCTGGAGAAGCTCACGCACCTCGGCCTTGTCCAGGCGCTTGTGACCGTCGACGTCGACCTTGAGGGCCTTCACCAGGAACTCGGCGAGCGACTCAACCTCGAGACCGAGAACGATGGCTTCCTTCGCGTCAATGGGCATGGGACCTCCTACTAGGCGACGATCTTGTTCTTGATGGCGTGGATGTCGGTCTCCACTCGGTCGAGTCGAGAGTCGAGCTGCGAGAGCGCGGCCTCGAAGGTCTTGCGATCCTGCTCGTGCGCGTTCACGGTCTGTTGGAGCGCCTGCACCATGTGCTTGAGCTCGACGGACTGGTTCTCCAGGTACCGCTGAAGCACTGGGACGACCTTCGACGCCAGCCAGTAGAGGATGCCCACGGACAACGCGAGTGCACCCAGGGGACCCGTCACCGCCTTGATGAACTCGTCCATGAAACCTCCCTTCGCCCGGCCTAACCGACCAGCTTGAAGCGAGCGAGCTCGTTGCCGCCTGCATCTTCAAGCTCGCAGAAGTCGTTGTCCCAGACCACGACGGCGACATCCGGGTGTGCGGTCAGCTCAATCCCCTCGTAGGCGCGCGGGATGTAGGCGCGCACGGTCGCGGGGTAGGCGTCGATGTAGGCTTCGATCTGGTCGGACCACAGCATGCTGACCTCAGTACTTCAAGAAGAGTGCATCGCCCGTCGCGCTCGTGGTGCTCCATCCGATCCCGTATGCAGTCGTAACGCCGGGCGAAGACTCGACGCGCTGGTGGTACAGGAGTGGACGCCCCCACGATACTTCACGAACGCGTCCTGCCCAGCTCGAAGACGCAGACATGAACATCGTCTGACCTGCAAACTGCCCCGCGAGGTCGGTTAGGGTCGTTGCGGTGGCGGCACCTGTAGACACCCACTGCCGCGCTACGGTGTCGATAGTCCCGGCGGTGTTCGGTCGCCAGATGTAGCCGTGCGCATTGCCTCCACCAGCAGTGGAGTGCACCCAGAGCGCACCGGTACCCGCACTACCAAGAAAGTTTGACACCATGCCGCCGCCGCACGTGGTGATACCGTACCTGCGTCCGTCCGTCTCCGCAGCGGCAGAAGCCGTCGTCTCAGGGTCGTACAGTGCACCCGCACAGGCGAGCACCACCGTCGTTCCGCTGTACAGATGCTCGATCCAGATCGTCTCCTGGCTCTCGTAGACGCAGCAAGCGATGCTTGTTGCCCCGGTCGTGACCACAGTGCCGAGGCGCGTGTAGCCGGAGAAGCGCGTGTTGGTGAACGGGAGCGCCGCGTTCCAGGTCGTGAACGCGCCCGCTCCGAGCTGGTGACCGACAAGCAGTGTGTTTGCCGTGAACGTCTCCGGAGCAAGCATGACCGGAGAAGGCGTAGGAGCCGCAGACCGTCCAGCGATGATGACTCGCTGCGCCATAGTCCCGCCTGGTGGAGTGGCGTAGAGGGCCTCAGTGACTCCGAGTACCTGTACACGCGTCCACGTCCACCCGGTGGCCGTAGGTCCGGTAAAGCTACGCGTCGATCCGTCGGAGTAGGTCGTCACCGTCGGGTCAACCGCAGTCCAGAATGCGTCGAGGACCGCAGCCATCGTAAGCGCGGAGGCATTGACCGTGGCGAGGCGACGATGGGTGAGAGCGACGAGACTCATACGATGCTCCCGGTGTAGATCTCAACGCCATTCGGGTAGAGGATGACCCCGTCGTCCACCAGGTCACCCTTGAACAACGAGACGCCCGCGACGATGGCCACCCACTGGAGCACGCCAGCTCTCCGGACCAGCATCGTCTCATCGGTCGTCGCCTGAGAGACGGTGGCTGCTCCGAACTCGTTCCACGCCGCAACTGCCGTCGTGGTTCCGGTGTGGCCCGCGTTGATCCACGCGAGGTTGCTCAGCGTGTTGTGCGCTGGAAGCGCAGGCGTGCCGTGGGTGTGGTCCTCACGGGCGTAGGCGAGGGACGTTCCCGTCGCAGAGGACTGCCCGTAGCTCGTCTCGGTTACGACCGAGGATGCGGGAGATGGTGGCGTAGGCGGTGCGGAGCCGCCCGTCACGCTGGTGACACGACCGAACGCATCCGTGGTCATGGACGATGGGTAAGCGTATGTTCCGGCTGTTCCTGCGCTTGCAAGGCCCAGAACCGCAGCAGTTGTGGTGCCCGTGTTGGTGAGCTCCCCGGCGTCCACATTCACCGTGGTCGTCACGGGTGCCGTCCCGCTCGAGGCGGCCGTCACGCGACCGTACGCATCGACAGTGATGTTCGCGTAGGTGTAGCTCCCGGCGCTCACACCGGATACGTTCAAGTCCAGGGCGTAGGACGCGCCCGCACCACCATCGACGTAGCTGAAGCGCGCCGAAGGGGTAAACACGCGCTCCTGCGTCAGGGTCGCGTCGGTCCCCAGGGTCAGGTACTTCGCGTTCGTCGGCGCTCCGCCACCCCCGCCTCCGCCAGAGGAGTCGATGGTGACGTCGAGGTAGGCTCCGTTCTCCACTTCCGTGATCGTGACGTTCTGCCCCTGGAGGAGCCGAGCCGTCCGCACGGTGCGATGGAGAACGAAGCGGTTGTTGGCCACTAGGCCACCGGGGCCCAGGAGACGACGTTGCCCTCTTCATCCTCCTCGACAACGCACGGCAGGGTCCAGCCCTGGGCCTCAGCGAGGGTACGCATGATGGGAGGGATGCCTTGGTAGAAACCTACGCAGCCGTTCGCGATAGCGAGCGCGGTCGCCTCTTCTGCTGGAGTGTCCGCGACGACGATGAGGTCCTTCTTCATGGCATGCTCCTACGCGAACACGATGATGTTGACGCTGCCATCGACCCCGGCGATACCCGCGCCGCCGCCGTTGAACCCGAGCCCGCCCGTGCCGCCCGCCGCAGACACGGTGCCGCCGATGGAGGCTACGGGCGTGGTGGTGAGAATACCGACCAAACCACCACCACCACCACCACCACCACCAGCAACGCTAGTTCCCGTGCCCGTACCGTTGCCACCGTTGCCTCCCTTGGCACCGATGAAGCCGCCAGAGTTGACGATGGTCTTGGCGGCGAGCCAGAGGATGCCTCCACCCCCGCCGCCGCCGCCGCCGTTCGCGCCACCCGTAACGACCGTCACGCCACCCGATGCGCCACCCGCACCACCACCGAACCCGGTCGTTGCAGCTCGCGCCGAGAACAGGGACGAGGCCCAGCGGCTGTTGGTCACTGTGCAGGTACCGCCAGTACCGCCAGCGTTCACGCCTGCGGCTCCGCCGTTCCCGCCTGTCGGCAGCGTTCCGAGGTTGTTGTAGGAGTTGGCCGACGCGGCGAGACCGTTGTTGCCGGGGCCCGTCGTGCTGTTGCCGTTAGTGCCGCCGCCAGAGGCTGCGTTGAGGTACTGACGAGCGCCGAGCCCGCCACCACCCGACGCGTCGGTAGCGTCGTTTCCGTTGTCGTTGATGGACCCGCCGTTGGTCAGCGTGCCCGACACGCAGAACTTGAACCCCGCGGGCTTCACGATCCCGGTCGCCTGGACCGTGAGGTCGGTGTACTGCCGCTCACGGCCGAGGGTCAGCGTGGCCCCGGCGAGTACGGTGTACGAACCATCCGCACCGTCGCCGAACATGCCCGCGAAGGTTGCCGTGGAGCCACCACCACTACCACCAATGGGGGTGACGGACGGCGACGCTTGGGAGCCAGCCATCACAGCACCTCGAAGTAGACTTCGTAGTCGAAGTTGTTGTCGGCCCCGGCATTGGGACCCGGCTCGAGGAAGAACTGCCCCGCAGAGTCGGTGCGGAACACGCAGCCCGCCGTCGCCACGTCGAACAGGTCAGCCACCAGGGTCACGGTCCCGGCGAACTGCTGGTTGATGCTGCCCGCCAGGGCGGCGGAGGCGTTGTACACGCGAGGCGTGTAGTTCGCCGCGGTACCCGCCGTCCGCTTCAGCTTGATGCGGATGACGTTGACGAACGTGAAGCCGCTGCCGCCAGAGGCGATGCTGAGCCGGGAGTTCGTACCGTAGTTGGCGATGCCGCCGACAGCGACCTTGACGTTGCCGTACGACGCGCCAGTGCTCGTACCAGATGAGCCACAACAGGACATGGGGCCTCCCGCGCCGTTACCGTATCACGACGCGGGAGCCGATGCTAGCTCAGGCCCGCCACTGAAGGCGGATGTTCGCATTTGCTGTCCCGGCGTTGAGCCAGGCCACGATGTAGACGGTGCCGACCGTCTCGACCGCGAGCTGCTGGTAGTGGTAGTCGACGTCCACGCAGTCGATGGCAGCGCCCTTCGTCGCCGTCGTCTTGCCGAGCAGGATGTTCGCCGTGCTCTGCGGGGTGAGCGGGATGTCGCCCGCCAGGTCCGCCGACAGGTAGTAGTTCATGGACGACGCTCCGCTCGCGACCGTGTCGACCTGGGCGATGACCTGCTTGAGCTCCGCGAACGTCGGGATCATCGCGGACCGAGGATTGTTCGTCGAGTCCTGGGTGAGCGCGAAGACCTGGGGCGTCACAGTGAGGGCTGCCTGGTGCTTGTAGCTGAACCCTGCGTGGTTGAAACCACCGTACCGTGCGTTCATGATGACCTCCTAGAAAGGCTTGCGAGACTTGGTGTAGAAGACGGGCTCTTCCATCTGAGCCGTCCGGGCTGCGGAGACGCGGGCGACATCCAGCCCGGTCAGGTTCTTGAGCGTGTTCATCACTTGGCCCAGGTCGTCGGCGGTTTCCGGAGTGGTCTTGCCGCTGAGCATGGTGTCGTACTTGTTCAGGAGCTCCTTGTTGAGCTCGCCGAGGAAGGGAGAGTTCTCGAAGGCGATGGAGTAGCCTCCAGGAGGCAGGTAGAACCGTTCCTCCTTGATGGTACTCATGTCCCTCAAGTCGATATCCTTGCTGTTCAGCTCCTGCACCGTGCGCATGTAGTCCTCGCCGAGGATCTGCGAGATGTCCTTGGGCTGGCCGTTCTCGTCGGGCTGTCCCAGGTCAAGCACGAAGTCCTCGTGCTCGAACGGGTCCATCTTCGCGGGGACGCGGAGGATGGGTACATCTGAGAAGTTCTGCAAGTACTTCGCGATGACCGGGTGGACGCGCTGCGGGTAACCGCGCTGCGCGTACAGGCCGATGATGGGACCTGCAACGGGCGAACGCTCCAGGTCGATGACAGGCTTGATTGCCTGGAGGACATCGACTCCCTGCAATCCGCGCTCGTTCAGGTCGAGCACCTCCTTGGGATTCGGAAGCCCTGCCTTGACCATCGGTCCGCCTACGACCGACTCAGCAGCCGTCGTCGCGTAGCCCCCCATCAGCAGGGCGACGGAAAGCACCGTCGCCGTGTGCTTCATCGCCGTCTCGAAGCTGGCTTCCGGCAGCATCAGGAAGTAGGACTCGTCGTTCCGGCCGTTGAGGGCACTGAAGACGCGCACCTCGGCGTTACGTCGCTGCGCCATGAGAACACCCGGACGGTCCCGGAGGTAGCTCGGCAGGCCCGAGCGGTTGGGGCGAGGGAGTAGGTAGTCCGACATGCCAGCGCCGCCCACCCCGGCGATGCCTCCGTTGTTGATCTTCCTGATGAGGTCGGCGTTCAGCTCGTAGACCTTGCCGTCGATGATCTCGCTGTCCCGGTTCGTGAGCAGCATGCGCAGCGCGACCTTCGCGTCGTCCGGGATCTCGTCGCCGTACACCTCGTGCGCCTTGGTCATGACCGCGTAGTACATGTCCTGCATGTCCTGCGGCATCGCCTTCACATCAAGGCCGAGTTCGCCGCCCACAGCATCGTAGTAGAGCTCGGTGAGCAGCTCACCGCCGCGGTCACGGAAGCGCTTGAGCACCATCATCCGGTACGCACCGTAGGGGGTCGCGAGGACGTTGACGAACTGCTGGTTGGCGTTCTTCTGGAAGGCCCAGAACGGGAAGATCAGGCCGACGAGCCAGTTGCGGTCCATCTTCGTCATGGACTGGCCGTAGTCGTAGAGCGCATCGATCGTGAGCCGACACGCGAGCCGGGGCTCGATGCCGTTCTCGATAAGCGTGATGGCGGCACCCACGCGCTCTCGCTCCGCCCAGGCATCGCCCAAGTCGTCGACGATATGCATCTCCCCGAAGAGGATGTCTTCCGCCGCGCCCTTGACCTTGGCCCATGCGGTGGCAGAGTTGCCCGCCAGCGTCCCGTCTCGAAGACCCGCGTCGAAGATGCCGTTGCCGTCCTCAAGGATCGCCATCCCTTCCTTACGAACGACCTGGCCCAGGCGGCGCGTGTTGTACGCCTCGAAGACACCTTCTGCGACGAAGATCTCGCGGAGGCGCTTGCCCGTGGTGACGTGGCCGCCGATGACGATGGGCAGGTTGCGCCCTTCGAGGACATCGTTGACCTCGAGGCGGTACTTCGAGTCCGACACCATGCGGCGCAGCCAGTAGGCCGTCTTGTCCCCGCCGCTGCTCAGGATGTCGCGGAACTTCTCGATCCACGCCGGGCTGAGACGTCCGCCGCTGACGTAGGTCGCCGTCCTGGCAATCGTCTCCAATCCCTGACCCAACAGCGACGCCATCACGTTCTGAAGCGCGACGCGCGACATCGACTGGAATGCGGGGGCATACCCGACGATGAGGGACATCTGGAAGAAGTGGTCGATGGTGTTGACCATGAAGTAGCGCTGACGGAGGACGAAGTTGCCTCGGGTCATGCGCTTCTTCGTGTACGAGTACACCGCGAGGAAGATGTCCCCGACCGGGGTCAGGCGCTGCTCACTGAACTGCGCCTTGCCGAGCATGTCCGCGATGCGCTGACGCGCCTGCTGCGGGATGTAGACATTGGCCCCCAGGACGGTGTCCGGCACGAACTCGGTGTTCGCCCCAAACTTGCGCATGACGGCCTCGAGCTTGACACGCATCTCGGGCGTCACCCCGTAGCCGAGCGACCAGTTCCTGTACGCCGCAGCCTCTTCCTTCGTGAGCACCAGGCCCAACCCGGCAAGCTCCGCCTTGGCACGCGCGGCAGAGCCGTAGGCTCCGACGATGATCGACAGGCGGCGGGCCGCAAGCTGGTCATCTGCCGAGCCGAAGATCTTCTGCGTGTCCTCGATCAGAATGCGCGCCGCCTCCTGGAGCTGGGCGTTGTCGTACACCTTGTTGGACTCGACGAACATCCGACCATCGCGGGCCGTGACACCGGACAAGTAGAGCAGCGTCTCCGTGAAGCGGTACTGGTTGATGTTGGGCTGCGTCCCTTCCTTCGTGACGCCCTTCAGCGCCTCGGCCAGTCGGCTTCCGATTTCCTTGTCGGAGGTTGGGCCGCCCCCCGTCAGGTTACGGAACTTGTCGATCGCCGACGAGAACAGCTCCGTCTTCTGCCGCATGGCCCGGCGGATAGTCTCGCCTTCTCCCAGTTCGTTGAGCTCGGGGTAGAGCATGCGCGTCAGATCTTCGCTTCGGTACTGGGACTTGAGCAGATTCTGGACATCGGGCTTCGTGTTGATGGCTTGGGCAAACCGCTGGAGGGCTGCTAGTTCCTCGTCGCTGAGTGTCGCAGCCACGTTGCGGAACATGTCCATGAACCCGCCGATGAACTCATGGCCGGAAGAGATGACACGACGCCCCGACGTGTAGGAGAGCGCCTCGTCGCCTGCGAGGAACTTGTAGAGGAACTGGTTGTCGCCTTCGGCGATGACCTGGTTCAGCACGCTGATGGAGTCGCTGATGGCTTGGCCGATGATGCGGGGCATCGTGTCGAGGTCGCGCCGAATCTCAGGGATCAAGTTCCGTAGCGCATTCTCATGAACGATGTCTCCACCAATGATGCTCTTCGCCATAGCTCGAGCCAGGAAGCGCGTCCCTGTGGCGATCTTGCCTTCCTCGCGCTCCTCAAGGGCGGTGTAGATTTGCTCCGTCGCCTTGGTCTCTTCCGGCGCACCGAACAGGGCCTGCTTGAGCGGGGCCATCGCAAACTCGTTGCGTCGGTTCTGGATGCGCTCGCTCACATTCAGGATGTCCTGCCCGGTCCACTTCTTCTTGCCGAGCACCTCGACGGGGAAGTCGAGGATGACCTCCTTCTCCCAGTTCTTGCCCTGGGCCTTGGACGCCTGCGAGACCTTCTTCGCGAGGACCTCAACGGTCGCCTCGGGCAAGCCGAGACGCTTGGCCTCGTTGGCGATGACGGTCAGCGCGCCGTTCTGCTCCAGGCCCTTGTTGTTGAAGGTGTGGCGCATGATGAGGTCGAACGTGGACTCTGGCTGCTTGTCCGGGACCGCCGAGAAGAGACGGTCGAAGACAGCCTTCACCTCGGGGTCGATGTCGGAGTTGACCGCACTCTTCGTGAGCGTGCGGTAGACCTTGGCGAAGACGTCCTTCATCCGCTCGAAGAGCGTCTGGAGCCGCGACTCGGGAGCCTTCCCCTTGGCCATGTACGCCTCAAACGCGTCGGCGAACAGCTCCTCGGCCCGGTTAATGTCGTCGGTGGCTCCCTTGAAGGCACCGTACTCGTGAGTGACGTTGACCCCGTTACGGTTCACCCAGCGTACGACCGCGTCCATATCGTCCTGGTCGAGCACCATCTTGCGGAGGTAGTGGCCCGCCTCGTGAACGAGGGTCGTCGGGTCAGCCACTTCACGGAAGAGCGTGATGATCGCCGTCGGTGGGTCCTGCATGCGGAGAGCCGCACGCGCCTCCTCTGAGAGGAACCTGATGCCTCCTCGAGGGGCGGCCCCTGCCAGCCCAGGCTGGAAGAGCTCTCCTTCACCCACGAGCTGCTCAATCTTCTTGAGCGTGGGCTGCATGTTGACCTCACGTACGGTCCCCGCCGCCTTCGCCAGCAATCCGGCAGGAGGCGCGTCGGACACTGCCTGGTCGAACAACACAGACGCGGCGTTCCCGGACCGGATATCCGTACTCGAGACGACGTACCGTGGAACGAACTCGCCGTTCTCCAGAACGCCATACGTAGCCGAACCATCCGTGTCCATCCGAACGTGGGTGACCTTGGAGAGGTTGCTCTGCGCCTTCGTCAACTTCTCGGCCGCACTCATCGTCGGGGCAGCAGCTTCCACCGGAGCGACCAAAAGCTGCTGGCCTTTCTTCAGTCCGGACTCGAACTCCTGGCGAGCCTTGACGAACGTAGCTTCAGCCGCTGCCGGGTTCTTGGCCGCCGACCGCAGGATCTCCTCGTACTTGCCGAACGCCTGCTCGTAGGTCTGACCCGTCTCAGCAGCGCGTTCACCCGCAACGTAGGCAGAGTTCTTCAGCTTTGTCGTCGTGACCCCGCTCTTGAGGTCTTCGTATCCGAATACCTCGTTGAACTCACGCGCGAGCAACTGCATAGGCGTGAGCTCTTTCTCCTTGGCCGCTTGCTTGGCAGCCTTGGCCGTGATATCTGCTTTCTGAACGCTGCTGCTGAGAGCTGCATTGATCTCAGCACGCAGCGGCGCGGGGCCACTCGCCGTCGGGGTCAGCGCGCGCAGTGCGTCCTCGAGCGACTCGAAGTCGCCGCCCAACGCCGTGAACCCATTTTTTGTCTTCATCGCGACACGGAAGACCGGGGGCTTGCCGTCCGCGGGAACGGTGCTGATGAAGAAGTCAGCGCCGCCGACCTTCGCCTGGATGCGGCCCTGGGCCTCCGTGGCCTTCCACAGAGCGCGGTTGCCCAGGTTCTCCAAGGTAGCTGCGGGCTTGACCTTGGCCGCGACGGGAACGGCCTCGGTAACGGCTTCCGTGCCCCTCGCGGCACTGGCCTTCACCAGTGACTCCGCGGCTTGCCCGATAGCCCCCTCGAGCGCGCCTCGCGCAATCGCCGCCCTGTTGCCGCCTGCCGCGAGCATCCCGCGCAGAGCGTCCGCGTTCTCGGCGGCGGTCGGAACGGGCAGCCCCTGCCGCTTGAGCTTGGCCGCCGCCGCGCTCAGTACTGAGAGGAGGTCGTCGTCTGAGAGCGACCGATACGGGAAGGCTTCGGCCTCGGTGGCGATCTTTGCTGTAGGGGGTACGGGGAGTTCGGCCGCGGCTTCAGCTGCCGGGGCAGCCTTCGTCTCCGCTGCCAGCCCGGGAATATAGATCTCGGTCTCCGCCGCACGCGCAGCCTCCGCCGCGCGTGCCTCTGCGACAGGAAGGTCGTTGACCTCGGAGAGGTAGGGCTTTGCCGCCCGGCCCGACAGCGTGACCTCAGCTTCGCCGATGTTGCCAAGAGTGGCTTCTCCCCGGCGCATCATCTCCAGCAAGTCCTGGAACGGGATCTTGAACGTCCCCACGACCCGGCCAGGTCCCATCGTGCCCGTGCCGTAGCGCGAGACGAACGCCTTCTCTGCCGTGGTTGAGACCGCGTCGTTGTCAAACGTGCGAGTTGAGAAGTTCTGGTCGATTAGATCGGCGAGTTCCGCCTTGCGCTTGCCTTCCTTCGTCAGGCTGTCGATGGAGTCGGCGGCACGTCGAAGGATCACGTTTCCCGCGGCGTCCATCTCCAACGGAGCGTCGCTGCCTCCAAGGAACTTACCGCTCGACAAGCCCTCCCTGGGGGAGAGCGGATGCTTGGTAAACCTGCCGCCCAGGCCCTGCTCGACCGCCGTCTCCGCCGCGTCTCCGAGCTGGCGCAGAGCCTCCTCGGGAGACGGCGCAGCCTTGGTTGCGGCCTTGGCGACCGCTTCCACGGGCTTGGCCACCGACGGCGTCAAGTCACCCGCGATGGTGTACTTCTTGCCCGAGAGGATGACCTTGCCCTGCTTGACCATCTGGTCGCGGATGGCTCCGAGGACCACCTTGCGGAAGTTGCCGACGCTCTTCGGGAACTCCGCGCCTGCGGGCAGCTTGTCGAGCTCCGTGAGGATGCCGGAGACTTCCTGGGGCTTCGCCATCAGGCCCGCGTCGAGGTCGGCCAGGGCGTCCGTCGTCTTCGGGTGCAGGTTGACCTGCTCGGCGACCTTCTTCAGCCCCGCCTTTGCGGCCGTGTCGATGGCTTTCTGCTCCGCCGCAGCCGCCTTCTCGGCAGCCTTGGCCTCCTTCGCCGCAGCCTTCGCCGCGGCCTCATCGGGCAGAGGAGGAAGCTCGGGGATGTCGGTGATGACCCTGGGCTCAGGGGTCGGACGGATGAGCTCGGGCTCCAGCGGGCGTACGGCTGCGGGACGCGGCTCGGCCATCACGGGAAGGCGGGCCTTCGGTGCCCAGATGGCATTGGCCTGGGCGTTGAGCTCCGCCGCCAACGCCGTGTTTCCGGCTTCCCTTGCCTTGTCACCTCGGATGCCGAGGTCGATGAGCTGGTTGCGCTCTTGCTTGGTGAGCTCGGACCAGTTGCGGCGAGGCATGGCCGGACCTGCGGCGGGCGCGCTCGGAGCAACCTTCGCGGTGGCCTCCGTGACCTCTTCCGCCGCAGCGGGAGGGGCCGCGGGCGTGGCCGCGGGGGCGAGGCGCTTGAGCTCAGCCTCCACCGCGGCCCTGTTGTTATAGAAGAACTGGAGGTCCTCTGGGGAGTCGAACTTCGTCCCTGCGGCGATCTCTGCGGCAAACGACTCCGGTGTCCGCACAGGAGGCGTGGCAGCGGGAGCGGCTCCCGCCGCCTTCGCGGCCTTCTCGACCTTCTCCGTCAGCTTGACGATCTGGTCCTTGGACCGGGCCACGATCTTCTGGTCGACCAGGTAGTCGATCACCGCCTGGTAGACCCGGCGTCGGACGTTCGGAAGGCTTTCCGAGGGAAGCCGGGCTCCCTTCAAGCGGCCGTCCACGGCGGCCAGGGTCTGCTTGACCTCTTTCTTCGACGCTCCGATCTTGGGGTCGAGCTTGGCCATGACGTCGTCAAGGAGCGCCCTCGCCGAGCCCGCCGGAGCCGCAGCGGGCGGCGTGGGAGGCGCGCCTGCGGGAGGAGTCGCCGTAGCGGCTGCCCTGGTGGCGGCGGACGGGGCTGCCGGGGTCGGTGCGCCAGGAAGAGGCACATCGACAGGCTTCACCTTCATCGGAGCCTGCGCCCTTCCAGCCTTGACCTCGATGAGCCAGCGACGCCAGGCTTCCTCGAGCGGGATGCCGAGGCGCTGCGCTTCAGCCTTCTTCGCCGCGTCGAGCACCTGGAACGCCGTGAAGAACCCCTTCACGTCCGACCCGGGCGGAAGCTGCCGCATCGTGCCGAAGAACTGGGCCTGCGCCATCGGAGACAGGCGGTCCGTTCCTTCGACCACAAGGTCGTCGAGGATGTCCACGGGCGTGATGGTGATGTTCGCTTCTTTCGCGAGATTGCGACGCATCGACTCGGCCGCCATCTTGCGCGACTTGACGTTGGCATCGATGGCGCGATCCATGTCGTCGAAGATGCGCATGTCTTCTTCGACCAGCTCTTGGTAGTTCTGGGTCTTGATCGTCTTGATGCGGTCCGCGATCTGGGCGACTTGCGCCGCCGCGGTATCGCGCCACTTGACGGCCGCATCCTTCCCCGTCACGGGGTTGGTCGCCAGGATTGCCCGCGCCTTGTCCGCGGTCCACTCCTCCGGCTTAGCCAGGATGCTCGCCCGGTTTGACTCAAGGATCTTAGCGAGCTCCATCTCTTCTCGGAAGTTCGCGCCCGGCGCGTTCATCCTCGCGGCGCTCTCCGCACGCTCGCCAATCGCTGCGATGGCATCATCCATCGCCCTCTTGATCGCCTCGTCCGCCGTCTGCGGTACGGCCTTCGCGAACGCCTGCCGCGCGAGGTTGACGCGCTCCTTGTGCCGGGCGAAGTCACCCGCGTCGAGAAAGCTCTCGAACGTCTCTCCGAGTACCCCGGACTTGCTGCGTGCCGCCATCTCGGGCGCGGACACACCGAAGTGGAGGTGAGGCACCCCCTTACCCGCCACCTCGTACACAAGTTTTGCCAGCTCAGGGTCACGCGCGGCCGTGACCGTAACCAGCTTGTCGAGAAGCCGGACGTCCCGGCTCTTGAGCGTGGGGTCCATGTACGAGAGCGCCATGCTGAAGGCGTCATCGGCCCGGTTCAGGCCCGCCGCCACGCCGTGCTTCTGGTCACGACCCAGTGTCTCGCTCGCCGCGATCTCTTTCTCGAGAGCGTTGCTCGTGACGAAGTCTTGCGCGTCGTACGCTTCGACGAGCCGCTTGAGGATCGGGTCCGCCTCGCGTGCAATCTTCCGCGTAGCCAGCGTCGTGCGAAGCGCCTTCTGCGACTTGTTGACCGCCCCCGCCGCCATCGTAATGTCTGGGTGCGCAACCGCTCCGAGGAAGCCAAGTCCTCGCCCCGCTACCTTACCCGCGGTCGAGCTGTCCTCGGTCTCTTCAATCGCGTACTCGAGCCAGTTCGCGCCCGTCTGGACGCCGCGCGCCGCGGCTTCAGGGTAGGTCTCGTTCTCGCCCTTGGTGAGCGCGCCGACCATCAGCGCCTGTCCGGGAATGGGGACAGGCACCTTCTTGATGGGAACGACGCCTACGACGTCGAGCGCACGGAGGATGGTCCCCGCAGGGCTCTCCTGACGGAAGACAGCTTCACGCTTGCTGTTGAACCCGATGAGCTCGGTGTTGGGGTAGAGCGCGGCGAAGGGGTTGTCGGGAGCCTTCGCGTCGTCGGTGACCTGCACGTCCTTGACGAAGACCGCGGGCGTCCACTGACCCACGGTCTTGCGGGCCAGAACCTCGTACATCGCCTGGCGTCGAGCAAGCGCAGCCTGACGATCAGCTTCCGGGGAGTCCGGCCCGATACCCCTGTCGCGCAACAGCATCTGCGCCCGGTCGTTGATGTACTTCTGCGTGGCCCCGGCGGAGAACGAGTTCCCGTAGAGCTCAACCAGGTGGACCACTTCGGGATTCTTGTCGATGGCGTCGAGGTAGGCTTCGGCCACGGCATAGGCGTGATCGCCCTTCTTCGCGACCTCCGGCGTCTCTTCTGCCGTGGTGTGGCCCATGACGTAGCCAGTAGTGAACCCGGGGATGAGTCCCGTAGCTTCCTCGGCGGGGGCCAGTTCGAGGCGCTTGTCAGTGCGGATCTCGCCCTTCTGCGCCGTCGCGTAGTCCTTCAGGAGGTCGTCGAACATCGCCGTTCGCGCAGCCGGAGCCTCGAAGCCAATGGCTCCCTTCTTCGCCTGCTTGTAGTTCTCGAATGGCATGCCGCTGCGGGCCTGCTTGTCGAGGTCATTGAGGTCGATGCTCTGGATGGCGGCCAGCTCGCGATAGCGCTGCACCGGAATCCGGGTCTGCTGTGCCGCTTGAACGAGAGCCTCGTCTAGGTCAACCGCCGTACGCGCACGGTCGTACAGGTAGTCGAGCTTCAGATCCTTCATCAAATCCGCGTCGAACGCGGACTTTTGCTTTGCGATCTCGTCAGCATCGGTTACAGGTGGGGCAGCACTGGTCGTAGTCTGCTTGGGCGTAGCAGGCTGAGCGACAGACTTGACGGGAGCCAACCCTGCGCTGGGCTGCGCCTTCTTCGGCGCGGCCGGGGTACCCGTGGCGGGTCGCGGACGGGGAGCAGCCTGGGGCTTCGGCTTGGCAGCAGCAGCAGCAGCGGTCGCCGCAGCGTCCTTCTCTGCCTGCTCCTTCATGGCCATGAACTGCGCGTAGCTCTTCGGGTCCATCGCAACCTCGCGACCGGAGTATAACGCATCCGGGCCGCGGCGGTACGAACATAGCTCCGCCCCGATGACCTACGTCACCTGGGGTGAGCTGTGCTGACTGGGTTGCTACTTGCGGTTCGTGTCCTCTGGGCCGAAGGAGGGCTCGAAGTCATAGGGGCTGAACCTCTGCCTCATCTCCGCGTCGTCGAAGCCCATCTGGCGAAGGGCCTCACGGGCGTTCACGAACTCTTGCGTGCGCCGCCGCTGGGCCGCTGCCAGGGGAGGTAGGACCCGCTGCTTTGTCGCCTCTGACTTGGACGCAAGCTCCGCGCGCTCAATCTCAGCCGCGCCGCGCTCCCGCTCGCGCAGGGCATCTCGGTAGCGCACTCCGAGCTCTTCCGCCCTCTTGCGGAACGCAGCCACCGAACCCAGCGCCTCAGTGGTAGGTACTTCCACCTTGCCTGCCATGAGTCTGCCCTCGGGGAGGAACCCGACGGGGGGAAGAGCAATAGGCGTGTCGTCCCCGCGGCCGAGACCTTCAGAGTATGCGTTCGGCACAATCCGCACCGAACCCTTCCCCTTGATCGGTGTCACCTCGAGAGCTTGCACGCCCCTGGTGCCCGCCACAGTCGCGATTGCTGGTCCTCCGGGCGGCCGCATGACTTGTGCTGCCACGTCGGCGTTACTGCCAGGCAAGGTGCCCAGCTTGTAGTTTTCGCGAAGCCACTTCACGTCTTCCAGCTTCTGTCGGTAGAACTCGTCCTGCTTTGCGTCGTACGCCTTACGGGCGGCGGCACGCTCTTCTCGGAACTGGTTGCTGCGAAGAGGCCCGCGCGCCTCCGGGAACATCACGGCAGGCGGCGGCGCTTCATCTCGAGAGGCCGCCGTGCGAGCCGCCATCTGTCGTGCCTCTTCCCGAGGCATGCCCTTGGCCTGCCAGGAAGCCGCGAGCCCTGCCGCCCCCGTCGTAGGGCCCTTACGGCTCTCGGTCTTCGGTGCAGGCTTGGCACCTCCCGCTGCCTTGGCAGGGACCGACTTGGGGGCGGTCTTCGGTGCAGCTTTGGGGGCCGCCTTGGGAGCAGGCGCGCCCGTATCGAGAGCGTCGTCGTCGAAGTCCATCGTCTACTCCATCATCTCGAGTTCAGGGGCTACGGGCTGCACATCGGCCGCGCGCTTGCCTAAGATCTTGCGCCAGTTGGTGAACGGGTTCGGCTTCGGCGGCGGAGCGAATCGCGCCTCTCGGTTGCTCGAGATCGTCTCCGACGCACGCTTCGTTGCTTCCTCCGCGGTCTCACCCTTGTCGAACAGGGGCTTCGGCGGAGCCGGAGGCTCGGCTTCTGCGAACCGACGTTCCCGGTTGCTCGCGAGCACTCCGCCCGCCTGACGCGATCCTTCTTCCCGTACACGTTCGTACTCGCGACGCGGGAACTGTGCCTGCTGAAGCGCCGTCTCCATCTCCAGTCGGCTGCCTGCTACGTCCTGCATCTTGCGCTGCTTCGCGCCCTCGAGGATGCGCGTCGCTTCTCCCTCAGCATCCATCTCGGCCAGAGCGAGGCGCTGCGCCTTGAGCAGGTCCGCGCGCCCCGTCGACGGTTGACCAGACAGCGGAGCCTTCTGGTCCACAGGTGGCACGAGCCCCATCACCTTCGTGTACCGCTCACGCAACGCCTTGAGCTGTGCGATCTCGGCGTCGGTCATGCCCGTCTTGCCTTCCTTGAGCTCCTTGGAGTCGAGGATGGAGAACATGGCGGGCAGGCGCGACGGCGCGGCGAGCCCGGGGAGAGGCGGGGTCGTCTGGTTGGGCATGAACTCGCCATCCTCACGAGGCTTCGGGACGTACGGCTCTTCCGTTCCCCGCGCGCCCTTCTCGATCGCAGCCTGGAGTGCAGCCCGTCGGGCATCGACCGCCTTCTGGAACTTGGGCTTCTCCTCTTCCAGGTCGAGCTCCGTCTTCGGCCCCTTCCGAGGCACGACGACCGCAGCCGCCACGCGAGAACCGATCTCGGGGCCCGTTTCGGCAGGCGCGGTCACCTCGGTCTTGGGTCCGGCCTTGGGCAGCGCCGTCGTGGGCTTGGCCTCAACCGGAGGCTTCGCGGCCTCCGTCTTGAGTACGTCGTTGATCGTCTTGAACGCGGGATCCTTCGGGGTCCACTCCGTCTTCGGCGGGACCTTCTGGTCGGGGCCCGGGGAGATGAACTTGATCTTGTCGGCGGTGACCTCGAAGACGTTGCCCTTGTCGTCCTTCATCGTCTTCGCGGCGGAGGGAGTCGTCGTCGTCGGAGCAGGCTTCGTCGCCGGAGCCGCCGGGGCTGCCGCCGTCGCAGCGGGGGCCGCCGTTGTCGTGGCGGTCGGGGTCGGGGCCTTCGGTGCTACCGAGGACTCAATCGGTGCGCCGGGTACAATCGTGGTTGTCGGAACACCCGTGCGCTGGGCAACATCCACCGCGGAGCTTCCCGCTGGAAGCGCCACGAGACCCTGCTGGCCCGCCGACGTGGTCGTCGGCACCATGACATCAGGCACAGGCCCGGCCTCAGCCTTCGCGGGTCCTGTCGCGTAGAACCGATCGTACGCCTCCTGGCCGAGCTTGACACGCTCGCCGAGCGGCATGCCGTCCATCCGGTCCACCGCAACGCCTTCCTGGCGCAGCTTCTCGAGATGCTGCTCGGGCATGAGCTTGTTATACGCGCGGACCACGCCAGCGATGAGACCCGGCTCACGGGTCTCGATGACCTCGATGGTCGAAGGCTGGTCGCCTGGGATGATGATCTTCCCACCGTCCAGGGAGATGGTGCTCATGCCCGCCTTACCGCGGATCGCGTCGTGCGCGTGGGGGCGGTCGAGACGTCCGGTGTAGACCCCAGTCCAGGTCGACTGAACCGTGTTCTCGTCGGCAACCTTGTACTTCGCCTGGTCCGTGTGCGCCTGGAGAGCCTGCGCGTCTTCCGGCGACAGCTTCCCGTCGTCAATCCCGAGCTTCTTCCCGCTCCAGAGCGCTGCGATTGCTGCCGGGTCGCGCACGTCGTTGGGGGAGAGGAACGCCGCGGGCTTGTTCGTGTCGTCCTTCTTGTACACCGGGAAGAACTGAGTGCCTTCCGGAGCCGTCGCAGGCTGCCCGGTCTTTGCGTTCACCACGCTGTTGTCCGGCAGACGGAGAAGCGGCCCTACGCCACGAACGATTGCACCCTCGACCGACGGGATGTATCCGCCGTTCTCGAGCGCTTCCTGGGCCACACCAGGGGCAACCAGCGCGCCCTTGTTGTCGAGGTAGTACTCGCCGCTTCCGCTGCGGTACTTCTTCATGATCTCGGCCTTCTGGGCCGGATCCTGGGTCGTCACGCGAACCATAGCTCCCGTCGACTTGCTCGCGAAGAGCGGGCCGTACTTCCGGTCTGGACGGTTCGCCTGGTACAGAAACAGTCGGAGGGCTGCCTTGTCCTCGTTGCCGGGGAACATCGAGAGCTTGCCGTTCTCGTCGACGTTGTACTCCCCGATCTGGAACCCGTTGCCCGCAGCCCAGTCCTTGAACTGCTGCGTCGCCATCAGACGGCCGATCTTCTCGTCGGCGGTCTGCTTGCCCGTGCCGTAGGCGCGCGCCTCTTGGCGGTCGATGCGAGCCTGGCTCTCTTCAATCTCCTTGTTGCGATTGACGATCAGCTCCTGCTGCGCCGCGATGTCCGCAGGCGAGCGACCCGTCACGCGCATGAGCGCAGGCTCGAGCTGGTCCGCCAGGTTTGAGAGCTCGTCGTTCAGCTCCTTGGCACCCGGCGCGCCCGCCCCCAGGGTGGCCAGAAGGCTGTTGTACTTGCTGTCGTACTTGTTCGCCTTGTCCAGACCCTCCGTCAGCATCTGGCTGGTGGAAAGCAGGTCCTCGTACTGCGCCTTCGCGGCCCCGAAGTTGTTGCGGAGCCACGCACCCATGCGCCCGCTCGCCGCCGTGGTACCGAGCAGCGCGACCATCTCGTCTACCGACGCCTCGTTGAGGTTCTTCCCCAAGTGCGCGACCGCGAGCTGGTTCATCGTCGGCATGTTGTCCCGGCTCGACGGGGACAGCGCATGCCCGAAGGCGTCGTTCCATGACTGAAGAGCCGCAACCTTTGCGATGAACTTCGCAGTGTTGTCGCCGGTGGTGTTATCCGCGGCGGTCACGGCCCTGTCGTAGGCCGGGCTCTTCGCGTTCATCGCCTTGGACAGCTGCGTCGTAGCGTCGATGAACTCCGTCTTGAGCTTGGTGATGTTCTGCGACGTGACGCGAGAGCTCTTGCCGCGCGTCTCTGCGAGGGCCGCCGCGGTCTCCTTGGCGGTCTTGAACATCTTGACTTGCTCCTGCAGCGTGCGGAGCTCACGGTCAACCTCGGCCTTGTTCAGCCCGGCGTAGAGCTTTTGATGCGCCTCGACGAGTGCCTTGTAGACGTCCCCGGCTTTGGGGTCGTACGTGGGTTCCGTGCCAAAGGAGGTGTAGAGGCTGTCGAGGAGCGCGTCCCCCGAGAAGTATGCTCCGCGTGCCATCATTCACCTCCCTGGTTCTGCGCCCGCTTGGCGGCTGCCTCGGCCTCTGCCTTCATGATGGCGAGTGTCCGGATCGCGGACTCGTCACCCATCTTCGCCTTCTCTGCGAGGTCGACCTTCATCTTCGCGACCGCCGTCTCCGCCGGGAGCTGGGCAAGCGCCTGGCCTGCCTGGGCTCCGGCCTGAAGGGCTTCCTTGCGGCGCAGTTCGAGCCGATTCATGATGTCGGCCTTCCGGTTCTCTGCCGTCTGCTGGGAGAGGGTGTCGACCTTCCCGGCGTACTGGGCAAGTTGCTCACCGCGCTGGGAGGCGAGCTGACCCAGGGCCTTGGTCTGGGCACCGGAGCGACCGAAGCCGCCCTGCGCTGCGGCTTGGCGGCGGAGGTTCGCCTCCATCCCGGCCGTCTGCGCCTGGATGCCGCGTGCCGCCCCGGCCAGCATCGTGCGCTTCTCCGCCTCGGACAGACCGAGCTTGCCCGCCTGGAGCGCCGCGATGTCCTTGGACTGCTGGAGGCGCTGGGCCTTCATCGCCGGGTCAAAGCGGCCTGCGATGTACTGACCCGCGAGGCCACCAAGAGTCGAGCCGACCGGGCCCCCCATAACTCCGCCCGCGACCTGGAGGACGGGCTTCGCCGCCAGCATCGCCGTGTCCCAAGCGGGCTTCACCGCAGCCAGAACAGACCCAACACCAGCCATGCGCACCTCGGAGGCGAGTATATCGCAGTTCTGGCTACTTGAACATGATGGCGCGTGCGCTGCGGGTGCCGTAGCTGATGCGAGTGTGG